TCCGCCCCGTGGGTGACGGTTTCTCCGTTCACGGTGAGGACACAGGCCGTGCCATAGGAGCTGTTCCCATTATCCCGGTAAGCTACCAGGGCCTTGGTGTCGGACAGAGCCGTTACAGAGATGTAGTCCGAGTTGGCGGCGTTGAAAACATGCTCCACGCCACTCTGTAAACCCCCACCAGCAACCAAACTTTCCGACAGTACAGAAACAATCTTATCAATCCCACCTATACTGACCCCTACTTGCCCACCACCCCACTTACCATGCTCAATGTCGCCTACCAGTGTACTAACATTAGTCAACCCGGTATCAACGGTGATAGGTGAAGAACCCACCAGGCTGCCTACAGCAATAGAAGCAGCAGCCTTGGCCCAGTCATTGTCCCCTACTTCCTGTGTATAGGGCAGGGTTACTGCATACCCGTCAAGGGAGGTTGACTGCAAGGTACCGTCTGCTACAACGGTATTAGATAATACCTCGAAGTCAGCTTCAATAAACTCAGGCTCTGCAATGCCCTCGTCCCCCACAATCGGGACATTGTAAACTGCCAGGGAAAGTACCACCACATTAGAGAATTCTTCTGCGTCATTTGTCGTGTAAATGGAAAGAGAAACAGTAATGCTGTCAGAATCTATCAGAGGCAGGGTCCAGGTGATAACCCCGTCCGCCCGGGAAACTGTCCCGGTGGATACAGCAATGTGATAGGTCTGGGTGTCATCAAAGTTGCTGATGGTCAAGTTAACAATGTCACCTTCATTGGCAGACCCGGGAGCCCCGGAAAGCAAAGGATCACTCAAGGTTGCTCTAGGGCTGCCCCCGTGGGCTTCCAGGAAGATACGCTGGTCAATAATGCTGTCTGCATCGATCTCATCATGGTACTTGTCATCGAACCGGCCGGATACACCCGAGCCTATGCTGCCTGTGGTTTCTTCACCCACGCCGTAGGACTGGTGGGTGTAGCAGTAATTCACGTAATGCCACAGGGTGGATTCCGCGGACCCAGTATTACCGGTGTTATAGGTAAAACCAGGAGACACGTATATAACAGTGTTGGTTCCGTCGAAGACAGTCCCAACTACAGCGAAAGTGCCATCGTTAGAGTCGGATCCTGAGACAGTACCGGACAGGGTAACGTCCCAGCCGATGGGGAAATCGGACCGCTGATCCCCGGTCAGGGTAAAGGTGTTTGCACTGGTGCTGGTGGCCTGAATATCATATTGAGTTGCTGCAGGAATGGTATCTTCCGAACAGCGGGCGTAGTCAGTTTCAAAGGCATAGGCACATGAAGATCCTGATCCTATGTGCAAAATCAGATGATCCGTACCAGCAGCAGGTGTTTTAATACTAACAGCAGCTGTCTGCATATCCGTTGTCAGGTCAATGGTAGCTTCAACAGAGTCCAGCTCCGTATCGGATACATCCTCCACGGAGATCGCAATCTCCAATTCCCGGGCCGCCTCGTCTCCGGCTGCTTTGGAAACATCCACAAAGAAAACATACCGAGTGCTGTCTACTGCCCCTTCAATAGTATGGGTCAAAGTCTCGACCTGACCATCCGCACCGGTGACAGAAGTCCCGGACACCACTACACCTGTGGCAGCAGTCCAGGCAGTAAAATCCCTGTTATCCGCCAGAAGCTGGTTGGAGTTTCCAATCTCGAACCGCATGTCATCCAGCGCCGGGTTATCCCCAAACATGAAATACCCAGATCCAAGCGGGTTGAACTCAGGGTGAAAAGCCCCCTGGTTGCGCCGATCCACCGTACAGATAGGCGTTGCAAAATAATCTCCGCTGTAATACAGCATGGCGTCTAGAGGATCCCCAGAATACCCGCACTCTTCCATGGTGCTTTTACCTGCCTCAGTCACCCAGGCATATTGAACCTGGTATACCTTGTTGTCTGCTTTTAAAAACAGATTCTGGGCACTGTCCACCAGGTAAGTGCGTCTCTGAGCATCGGTCAATTCAGACCAGGAAATTACTGAAGAATGTGTGTTCCCCTGGATGTAAAACTCATTTGTGTCTGTCAGGCAGCGGACAATGCACCGGAAATACATGATATCGGTTCTGTCTTCATCAAACGCGACATCAGCTTCAGGGAATGTCACTTTCTGGGTGGTCACAGGGCGAATATTATAAAGGTCCACCAGCTTTCTGATGTCTCCTTCCATACGCACGGCATTGGCATAATCCGCCGTCGGATCATCCTTGCAGAATAAACCACCGTCTCCCACCAGAGTATACCCGGTAAGACTGGTACCTCCGGAGTAAATATCTCCTGAAGTACCGTACACATTCTGGTAAATGCGGCCCAGGGTTTTGATAATAATCTCACTTTGCAGAAGATCCCCATGGGCTTTCTGAACTTCCAGGGTTTTCAAATCATCAACCAGGTCCTGGGAAGTGGAGTACACACCCAGTCCAGAAGGTCTGGGCCGGTTGACAAAGGACCGAGACAACTTTACCTCTGAAATATCTGCATCCTCATTGAACTGAGCATCCACCAGTTCTTCTTCCAGCTCATCTTTAACCTTGTCCGCATCATGCTCACCGGTGGCCAGATGTTTTTCTTCAAACCGTTCTTTGATGTACCGAGTCCTGCTGGCCAGGGTAGCGGGCGGAATATTCACAGTCCCCCCGGGGCCACCCATGGCAAATTCGTCGGTGCCTATCTCATGTACGTTTTCGTCAAATGCTGCTGATTCAGGTAAATTTGCCATGTCTTAAAAACCTCTTAGAATATGATGGTCCAGGCCCCGTCGATTGCGAGATCACTGCCTTTGGTTACAACGCCTCTGGTTTTGCGAGAAAACAATGTGTTATCCGTGCTCACCAGTCCGTACTCTGAAATTGCCAGCCCGTTTGCTTCCCCGTATCCGAGTTCCCAGGTGAACTGCACCCGTCCTGCAGAAGGGTATGTGTGCCCGGCAATGCTTTTCAGGTGGGCAAGGTAAGTGCTACCGTCCATGTTGGCACCGGCAATCAATGAGGTGGTCAACACCCCGCCGATGGTGTTATCATCCGGAGTGGGTGGTACCAGTGAATTGCCCAGGGCGATCTTTGTGATAGGGCTGGTGGTGGCCCCGTCCCCGCTGATAAGGGAAGCAAGTATCACTTTGGCGGACAGCATGATCATATTTCTGTCAGTGAATTTTTGCACGATACGGCCACTGAGATCTCTGATACGAACCTCAAGTATCCCTGTGGGGAAGTCCATTGTTTCTGAAAAACGAGAGTTGGAAGGCATATTGATACATCTCCGGGTATTGTTGTTAAATTCGTTAAATCTGTAAAAGAATGGTAGGAAGAGGGGGATATATTAAGTACAGAGAATAAAAAAAGCGGGCCTCGTAGCAGGACCCGCCTTAACAAATTATGATTTATTTTTAAAAAACTTAGCTCATGGTACGCCAAAGATCCAGCATCACCGGTTTCAACTCAACGCCGGAAGTGGTGAACTCCGCGTACAATCTGAGTCTGCGAGCCTCACCACCCATGGTAACCACCTGGGGATACTGAGCATTTACAGTTCCATTCGTAGAATCGTAAACCAAAGTATCAGGCCCTGTCAGTTCTTCGAAACAATCAGGTTTCACCATGGTGGTGGGTGCATGTGTCTGCTCAGGAATCTGGAGGGTAAACACCCCAGCCACTTCACTGACCCCCAACACAGGCACGGTTTTTACTGTACCGTCCACTGTGATTTTAACGGTATCGTTGAACCCGTTGTTCACCCACAGACCTGTAATTGCACTGGCTCCCACCACCTGAGTGGTTGTGGTTTCACCGGCATTCAGAGTCAGTTCTGTTTCATGCACCAGAGCTTCGCCATCGTTACCTATAGCTACAGCGACTGTAATATCCCAGGTCCATACCATTTCAGGCACTTCGCCCAGGGCAGTTCCCAGGGTCAGTGTGTTTTCCCCGGCCACGACGTCCCAAGACACTCCAGTAACTCCCAGATCTGTGACCACAACATCTGTGCTTCCGGAATATTTAACCGCGTACAACTGGCTGTCAGTCAGCTCATGGTCTCCTTCAAGTACAAGAGAACTGACCGTACTGCCTGCCCCGACTCCCCACTTGTACAGTTCTCTGTCCACCTGGGCCTGGTATTTCACCCAGGCATTTTCTCCAGCCCCCTGGTCAAAATAATCAGAGTATGCATATGCCCCGGCACTCGTAGAAGCCACCCCGGTGGAAGACACTGTGGCACCTGAGATATCCGTCCAGTCCCCGCTTATCGTAAGAATAGCATCGTCCCCTTCAATGGGAATATTCAGCACATTCACATTGTACCGGGTCACAGGGGAGATATTACCTGAAGGATCTTCCGCAGAAATGGAAAACCGGATAATCTTATCCGAGGTTACTTCCGGCAGCACCCATGTGATGTCAGCCCCATCCCGGGTAAGCGTACCCACACTCAACCCCGTGGCTGTATCCACTGCCCGAATGGTATACGTGTATGCAGCACTATATGGAGAAATCGTCAAAGACACAGTGTCCAGTTCGTAGACTGAGGATACCATTGATGCGATCACAGGAGCACTCAATGTAAGCAAGGGGTCTGTGGTACGTTCAGCCGTGCTCAGAAAAATCCGGGATTCCGTAAGATCGTCACTGCGCACATGGTCATGGGCATTGTCCATTTCATCCAAAGTAGAATCCGAAGTACCCACGGCAACACCAGACAGCACGGACCCAGACAAATTCCCATCCAGTCCAACGGATCTTCTCGTAAAACAGTACGCAATATGAAACCAGGTTAGTGAATGAAGCTTACCGGTATTACCTGTGTTATCAATGGCAGAGTCTACGGTAATTACAGTGTTTCCATTTCCATCAAGCTCAGCCCCGGTTACTCCATAATCTCCGTTGTTGGTACCGGTGCCCAAAACTTCAATGCTGTACCCGACAGGAAACTCATCCATATGGTCCCCGGTTACGGTAAAGGCCTGCCCTGTGGTGTCCGTGGACTGAATGTCATAGAACGGGGCAGCCGGCCAGCCAAGATGAATCTGCCCGTTGGCCCCTGTATCTGCCTCCAGAGACCGCGTTACCACTATAATCGTGTTGGTACCGTCAAACGTAGCATTTGTAGCCACCTGGTAATCCCTGGAGTTATCATTCTCCCCGGAGACAGCCCCGGTCACATTGAACCGAGTGCCTTCTGTAAAAGAGGATGCATAATCCCCGGCAATGGTAAAAGAGTCTGATGCCGTGGTCACAGCTGTAATGTTATAAGAGGGTGCCGAGTGCGTGATCTCATTTTCCTCCAAAGCAACACTGTCTCCATAAAAAGCAGCTGTGCCCTCAGTGTTGAACACAGAGTGAAAGGCCCCCATATTCCGTCGGGCAATGGTACACAGCATAATGGCCTTGTAATCACCCTGCTCGTACAGGTAAGAGTCAATCACCGTCTGCTCGTACCCGATGTCCGTCAGGCTGGACGCCCCTTCAGCCACCAGAATTTCATACTGAATCTGGTACACATTGTAATCAGCACCGGTGTACAGATTATTGGTGACATCCACTGCTGCTTCTTTCTGCTGCAGCTCAGTCATGCCGATCCAGTCCACAGCCGTCCCCGACCGATTCGCGTTGGGATAAAACTGATTGGATCCAGTCACATTTTCGTGGTGAATTCTGATATACATCAAATCAGTTCTGGGAGTTTCAGAGTAAAAATCATCTGCTGCCGGCAGGTCCACAGTCACCGGTGCCTGGATCGGAATGGTGTACCCGTCGATCAGAAACTGAATAATACCAGCCAACTTCACCTTATTCACCATGGACTCATCCGGCGTGTCAATGGTGAATATGCCACCTCCGACCTCTCCATCATGCAAAGCAGTGTGCCCATCAAGGGCCGTAGCCCCTGAGTATAGGGTACCACTTGACGGATAAAACTGGTAGCACAAGTCCCTGGCTATTTCCAGGGTGGTTTTACTCAGCAAAAGATCTCCCAGGGAGTTCATGGAAGACAGCCACAGGATATCATCCGCAATTTCTCTGGTATTTGAATACAACCCCTGACCCCCGGGACGTTCCGTACCTCGGAAAATCAGATTCACCTTGGATTCAGCAATGCCGGCCGTGGGTGAAATCTCACTGTTGGTTATCCCGTTGGCCAGATCTGCCTTCAGGTTCGCCAACTTGTGAGAGCCATCCTCGTTATGGCCCATCTGAAACCGGTCCCGGAGAAATCTTGTTCTGTTGGCCAGCTGCCGAGCCTGTAAATTGGAAATACCATCCGCTCCGCCCTGGATAGGGTCGGTGAGCTCTATCTGGTATATACCCGCTTCGTATGTGGAAGTCTCAGTTAAATTTGCCATGTTAAAAATTCGATCCTTTTATTTTTATGTCTGTCAATTAATTAATTGTGTGCATATGTGAAATTTACTTCGAATTCATCTCTAATATTCAAAATCTTGGGCAGGCTACTGCCATAGGTGTATTGAACAGACTTGGTTGCGTTATAGCTTCGAACTCCGTCGAACCGAACAGCCCCTGATTGGATAATCTCCAGATCCATCCCCTGGGTACCATCGTAAAAAGCGGCCCCCGTGTACTGCTCATACACCGTAAAATCAGCCCCATACAGCAAAGGAGTAACATTGTTGAATCCAACTTCTCCGCTGTACCCTCCGATGGAGTCCTCAAATGCCAGAACCCCCCCTGCTACAGCCGGATCTGTTGGAGAATCAACTGTCTCTTCAAACTCCAATACCCCGGCAGCCAAAGCAGTTTCAAACCCTTCGGTCAGAGTCCAGAAGGGAGCGTCTCCGGAGTAGCTCTGAGTCCCGTCATGGGTCTGGAAAAACTCTTCTCTGGCATAGGTGGGCTCCACATCCGGGTCAATGCCCAGCACATGAATAAAATCTTCTGCACCCAACATCTGCACAGTATTATTAAAATCTTCCACCTGACAGTCATAAAACGCCCCGTCAGGCCCACCATAGGGGTACATCCGGGTGGCACCATCATAGGTGAAATCCCCTGAATAGATATAGTGCAAAGGATTTGAAAAAGCGATGCTTCCATCGTAAGACCCCTGAGGGCATACCACATAATAGTCCGCCTCCAGCTCCTGAGTTACCGTGGACAATTCTTCATCATCTAAAGAGTCCCATCGGTCAATCAGGTCCGAATGAAATGCTGTTTCCATTACAGGGTACAGATACGTGGGTACCCCTGACGCAATAGCCTGGTACGCATCAGATATTTTATTATCCTTGTAGTAATCGATGTTTTCATAATTCAGATTTGTCTGCAGGTACAGCAAATTGAATTTCAAAACAGAATCCATCAACCCGTACAAAAACTGTTCAAACTCGGAGCCGTCTTCTTTACTGCGGGTACCCATGAACGGATTAATCCCGCCATACGTAGCAAATTCGCCTGTATGCAGGTAACCCCCATCGTACATGGCATCCCCGTCAAACTGCTGAGGACGGTACATCTCAAACTCAGGGGGCGTCTCGATCACCGAATAATCGTCCATATACTCCACAAGTTCAAACGGAAACCGTGAGTCTGCATACCAATCAGGATCGGTTACATAATCTTTCACCCGGTGAACCCGGCTGATAAGCTGGTACTTTTCCAGGGTATCCCCGGGTGATACCAGCAGTTCAGAAAACATCGGAACAAAGTAAGTAGCATGGGTTGTTTCTACCCGGAGGTACCACCCCAGCCCTTCCATGTCCTCGGCTGTGTCCGCCGTAGCATTGGCATTGTAATCCAGCACCCCTGAGACAGAGTTGCCCTGAGCATCAAATGAGTCTATGCTCTCTACCACTTCCCCGAAATTTTTGGAAAACGGCATCTGAAAAAGAATATTGAGCACATTCTCCAGATTATGAACCGACTTAGTAGTGGTGTAAAAAAACTGAAGGGCTGTGAGTACGGCCTTGTAACTCTCAGAGTTGTTCTCTTTATGATACAGGTACCGGCCAAACCGGTCGTACAGGTAAGTTTGAGTAACCGTGATGGTTGATGCCCAGAATAAAGCAACCTGAACCTGGGTGCCGGCCCCGTCAAAGGTCTCAAACACATACGACCCGTCCCGTATGGCAGTGTCTTCGAATATGTTGACGTAAAATCGTAACTTCCCATCTTCAACAGAAAAATAATTACCAGAATCCAGTATCACCGTAGAGTTGAATAAACCGCTGCTAAGGTACTGAATGCCCTCCAATCCGGGGTAATCAAATTCTATGTATGCCAGGTCCTCTTCCGCTTCATCCGAATAGATGAACAGCGCATCCTGGGAATTGAAAGCAAACAGCTCGTACCGTTTTGTATAATTGACAGGGATATCTGTGATGCTGGACGACAGTACCTGGTGCAAAACGGTCTGGAACTGTTCTCCCACCATGGGAGTGACAGCCCCCGCCAGGGCATGCAGAGAGTCCAAATCCTTGTAATAATCCCCCCAGTAGCTACCCAGAATGCTTAGAACAGTCCTGCCCACATATGCATTATCATATATATCTATAAGTTCAGCATTGATGCCTTCCGCCAGATATTCTGGGAACTGATATTCTGATTTAAAGCTGATGGCCATATACATATATCTCTTCTACCCGGCATGAACCACATTGATTGAATGAACATCTGTATAGTACTGCGTGGTGTTGTCCGTCACCTGAGCTGATAAAGTTGTCGGCATAGTAAACCGGGAGGAGATAGCTGCGGATTTTACAGTCATGTCCTGGGGATCGAGTATCTCATATGCACAGGAAACAGGGGTCTCCACCTGGTCGAGCTCCGGGACCTGGGTATGCAGATTGGATATAAACGAGGACACCCTGAAGATATCTGCCGAGCCCAGGCTGTTAATATAAGATATGGCAGCGTCTCTGACCTCCAGTATAAGTGCATCCACCCCTTTATCCAATACCCCTGAATACGAAAATCTGACATTCAAATCACAGTGTACATGGATAGGGTACATCTCTTTGACCAGGGGGTCAAAACATCCTACACGATTGTCCTGCCTGTGCAGGTACGCATCCGCCAGAGCCAAAGGAGATGCCCGTGTGAATTCCACCACGACAATGTCACCCTCTGAGGCCCCTGGAATACTTAGAATCCATGGGCATTCAAAACTGTTTACCTGGGATTCTGAAGATCCAGTCACCGTAAAAGCAAGAGTGCTACCCAGGGTATCTTTTACAGAATACACCCTTAAGATACCCGAACCTGTCATATCCACCAGACTGCCAACCTGCACCAGTTTGTTCTGGGTCACACGGTCGATAAAAGTTTTAACGTAGATGTCTGACTTGTTACCCGTATGAAGCGTCACCCCGCTGAATGTATGGAGATCCCTAATCTGCTCAGGGGCCCCATGCCCTGCGACAAACACATCCCTGACGGAAGACACTGAATCCTGAAGCACGGTTTTAATCGCCCGGTCAGAGATCAACTCCCTGGTAGTGATGCTCTGCTGGGTTCTCTGGATAAATTCTTCCGAATCCTCTTTGGAAGTTCCGTGCTCCACAACCCCTTTCACCTCGCCATAAATGAAATTCTTGTGCGCCACTTTAAATGTCGGGGGGCTGGTGATCACATCCTGGGTCAGTACCCCCGGCAGCGTGGCCGTTAAAAACACTTCCGTGGAATACCTGGTAGTTCCGCCCAAAGGATTCACATGAGCTACAAAATCTGTCTCCACCCGGGTGATCGGCTGGGTGACTTTAAAATCCATCCCCTGGGCCTGGGCAATTGTGGAAACAGTATCCAGCCGCAGCACCATGGGTGCTTTGGAAAAATACAAAGTGACGTGAATAGACGGGCGGATACCCTCTCTGCGAGACACAAACCAGTTGCTCAGAATGGAGTCAATCACATCATCGTACTCAGCCCCCAGCTGGCTTTTCATGGCCTGGGCCTCTTTCACACTCAAGTATGCTCTGGCCTTCTCAGCAGGATCTTTTAAAACCGTCATCAGCAAAGACATCGGTTTTATCACCATGTCATGAATGGCCGTCCCATCGTCAACGGAACCCTCATACCCCGAGTCTCTTAAAAACTGGACCAGAAAATTCCTGGCAGATGCCAGTTGTTCCGCGCTTATGCTTATCTCGGTCATAATGCCTACTTATTAAGTGGGAATTCAAGCAGTGCCTGAGTTCCTGCCATTGTGGTTATTTTCAGATAGATGTGCACACAGTCTTTTGCCAGAGGTGCCCCGTACTTCAGGTCCTCCAACGTTATTTTTTTCAGCCTTTCTTCCGGGGGTGCTTTTGCATCCTCAGAGGCTTTGATGTATTTTGTACATGCCGAAATCCCATCCAGTATTTCCATCTGCAGCCGGGGTATCTGATTCCCGGAAACCTGGGAAAAATTAACCAGGTAGCACCCGTACTCAGGGTCCAGAGCGTCGCTACCTTTGCTGGTCAAAAGGAACTTGACCACTTTATTGGCCAGGACCCCGGACCCGGTGGCAGGGGTCATGCTCAAAGTGGATTCAAGCATCTGATCCGATACCAGGGAGAACTGCCCCATTATCGGGTCTATGTTATACAGTGGCAAGTCCATCAGTCATCAACCGAATCATATTGGATTCATAATCATTATTTGCAGCCTCCCACTCTTCCGCTTCCAGAGTGGCTTCAGCCAGCAGAGTTTCTCTGGATTCTTCCGTGATATAATGGGACCGATTTATCGCCGTTAAGGTCTCTATGGTGTCGTAGACAGCCACAATAGCTGCAGTGGATCTCAACACATTGGGGTCTGATGCCGCCACCAGCAGGTTAGAGATATCCTCAATGGGTGGGGTGCTTAAAAGACTGCCATCAGATACCCCGGAAGAATACACCCGGGAAAGATCCTTTGTGAAAGAAGACAGTGCTGCAAAAGCCACAGCCGTGGTGCCCTCTATAGAATCTTCCACCAACTCGACAACCACTTTGGGGATGAAATCCGTAATATAGTCCAGCAGAGAGTCCAGCATGGCTGTCAGGCCGTCTATACTTAAAAGATCCCCGGCTGCACTAAGCATACGAAAGACAGCATTGATATAGTTCATTGGCAGCAGTGCCAGGGCCTCAGCTAAAGTAGCATCCAGCGCCCCTGTAAACCCAGACAGCAGATCAGTGGCTAAAGTCTGAAGGTCCCTGATAGTAGGGATACTGATAGGTAGAATACTCAAGATGTCACCTTCTGTGAATTTTCTCGTAAGGCTTAGTACCTCTTTAAAAATATTCCCGGACCCCATCAAATCCAGGGCATAGTTTATAGCCCCGGCCATGGCCGCGCTCTGGGCAGACCCTAAAGTACCAGACAGCACATTAATGCTCAGAGCTATCTCTGAAGAGACAATGTTCCCGATATCCCCTATTGCCGCATCCCCCAATGGAAGCGCCCCGATGATAGCAGATTCCACATTCTCCATAATGTCCAGCCCGGTGGAAAAAGTGGTTAAAGCAGATTCTACAGAAGGAAGCAGCAAAGATACCGAGGTCTCACCATAATCACTTAAAAGGGTATCAAGGTTACCATAGAAGCCAGAAGCAGACGCATTGAAGTCATTCATGAACCCACTGACTGTTTCCATGGAAGAATCAAAACTGCCCGTGGTATTCTCAATGTCATATATCAAGGGTTTCATGGACTCCCCTACAGCCATAACCCCGACAAAAGATTCGAAAGAACCCACTACCTCGTTCAGAGTTTCTTCTGCCAAATCAGAGAACTCCGTAGTCAAAGTCTCCGTAAATGCAGCTATAATTTCTTCCGTGTCCGACATACCTACTACCGTTTCCTGGTCTGCAGTTGTTTAATCTTATTTTTGAGCAGCGTTTTCTGGTACGACAGCTGGGCCTGGGACAGCCCGGTGACTTTCACCAGCTCCGGATTTGACAGGATCGGCTTCCCATTGTACCCGGTGGTATGCTCAAACAGCGTTTTTTCCTGAGGTGTCAGAGAAAAGAACAAAGAAGCCAGAATGTCATCTTCAGTGGATGTGTTGCCACCGTAAAAAGCATCATTCAACCCTCCGACAGATTCCACAAGGTCTTTACGCACATAATTCTGAACCCGGTTCAGCTCATTGACATCCCATCCCAGCTCCTGGTGCAGCTCATCAGTAGTGGGATCTCTGCCCAGAGTGGTGGTTAAATGATCTTTGGCGGCGTTGAAGGAACTCAGTCTGAGTGTGATGTTCTCGGGGATCCGGCCGACATTCTGGTAGGTATAAACAGTACGGCTCAAAGGTGCCAGGTGGTTGACCACATGGGTGGACAGTGCCGTTCCCCGGTCAGGATCGTAAGAGTCCAGCGCTTTTGCCGCCAGCATCCGAGCCTGGGTCAAAAGAGTATTCTGGGGAATGTTCCCGGACCATTTATTGACCTGTTTCTGAATCAGGGGCTCCAGGTGTTTTAAGAGCTGATCCCTATCAAACGGGCTTTTTGATGCCTGGTATTTGTTCCACAGAAGTCTATCTTTTTGTTTGGTAATATCCACTGTCACCAGTCCCGTTAAAATTAAGTCTCATTGTTAAATAATGGGCCCCCTGGCATGGATTATTAAGTGGATGTTTTAAAAATAGACTTGTGAGCTTTGGAGTTCGCAGCCGTTGTTAAATTGGCAACCAGCGTTTCGTCCCACCTGGAAGACAAATACTCCCCGCTTAAAACGTCCTCACCAAGAGACACACCAGGCATGAAATCCGCATACTCGGACATACCCATAATACCTCGCTGTATGTACTGGAACGCTTTGGTGGGGTTATTCTGCGGGTTATCCGAAGAAACTTGCACCCCTTCGTACTCGGAACATAAAGTGGCAATGTCCACAGCAGGGGTTTTAGTATCGAGCAGCGCGGTATAAATCTGCTGCACATTGGTTGCATTACGTGTGATGTTGGTGGAAATTTCAGGCAGAGTGGCTGGAATAGGATTATCCCTGTCTTCCTGTAGAGTTCTGGCAAATCCCAGGCTGACCGTTGTGGATGCCCTGTCCTTGGACAATGAATGATTCACCGTGAGCACATGCCCGATGAACCCGACATATGAAGATGCACTGGCCCCGTCCGTGTCAAACACCACCCCTGGAAACCCTTGAGTCACATAGGGATTGAACACACCTGTGACATCCATTCGCCGCTGCTCGTACTGTTTCATGTAAAAGATGTGTTTTAATATACTTTCAAGAACAGATCCGACTGCCCCGTTATCTGCATTTTCGCCCAGGTAGGACATCCATGGCGGAGCCGTAGTCTCATAAATTCTGGGGCCACAGAACAGTTCGGACAGATGCTTATCCGGATCACCATCCAGCAGGGTGGCATTCAGCAGGTTTTTACCAGTACCCTTTGCTGAATCAGTACGAGAGTCCGTGGGCCAGAATGAATACAGCATGGCAGCAGCAAGCCCACCTGCATTGCCAGTGTTCTTTAAAATCTGCAATGCATAGGCAGAGTCTGCATCTCGCAGCAGAACCCGGGTGGGTGGTTCCATCACATTTTCCTGTATATTCAAAGAAGATGTCAAAGATTTGAACATGATGTTACATGCAGGCGGCAGGGCCTCGTACATCATTGGTTTAAGGCAGGTGGACACCATTGTCGTGCCATTCACATACGCTGGAGATGTAAAAAAAGCCCATTCGTACTCCAGAGATGCCACAACGTAATTGATCAAAGAGTATATGGATTCCTGGGACGGACCCGCGGTGGTCATCTCCATGTACATTTTGAACATCTGCCCCCGCTGGAGCCCTTTTAAAATAGGAAATGCCCCGTCCCAGTCTTTTGCAGCAGTAGCTGTGTCAAAATGAGGAACTTTCGCGTACCTGTTCTCCATGTTGATTTTTCTGCAATAATCCCCGTAGTACTGAATCATCGGGGAATCCGGTACATCCCCGTCCCCTTTCATCAGAAAATTTATGACATTCTCCAGGAACTGGTACGGGTAGCTCAGAGCATCAGCTCCGCTCTCATCAGCAATACCTTTGAGAAACAATGATGCCGGAAAATGAGCCATATTCGCATTGGCCTGGACAGTCCCAATATTTTCCGCACTGTGGGCTGTGGCCATCTCATTTAAAGAGGACAGCAGTTTCATGTGAACATATTTGAAAAAAGCAGGAATTGCCTCTGCCGTCACTGTGATCAACTTGCTGACCCCAGAAGACTGATATGAATATGAAGTGACCTCCCCATCAAATAGCAGCAGGTATTTTACATCCTGCCTGGACCCCAAAGGCTCAGTCAGGGTATCAGACACAAACACCTGTAACGGTACTCTATCTCTTCTGCCGATACCCATCAGTTTTGAATCCGGGGGCATGGCCACCGTGCACACCGGCATAGAGTTGAACGCGGAAGTGATGTCCACACGGGATTCCGGGATACGGATTCCTGCAATAAAAACTTTGTAATCTACACTGAATAAATTCATTATGTGGTATCTCCTGCATACCCGGAAAACTCGATAGCCGTCTCTGTTACCCCCAGAGAACTCTCGTTCCCGGGGCTTTGTACTTTCAAGCTGAACACCAGCCAGTCAAAAGATATCTGTAATGCCCGATCTATCTCAGAACTCTCGGCCAGATCCATTTTCAGCATTGCCCCGGGAACCAGATACCCTGTAAAAGATAGATTCGGCACAGCCCCGGACCTTGCCACCGTGTATAAGCGGAACGCATTCTGATACGCCAGAATCATAGCTTTTTTGTGGGACCCGTCATATGGGTGCAGAATAATTCCCTGGATAGATAACACAGTAGGTGATTTGCCAAAAAAGTACACGGAAGCACTATCACTCATGTGGGGCTCTATCAAGCTTTTCTCCGCCAGATTTGCAGATACCTGTGACACCCACAGATTTCCTGTAAAAAAATAATCTGTAAAAGCAGCTTCGGTGTCATCACTGTTGTGAACCGACTGAGCTGACCAGTAACTTTGCAGCTTAGTCCAGTTGTCCTCGGTATAAAACAGCCGAACAGGGCCTTCCAGATCATCAAGGTCTTTGAACTCTTTTTGCTGGAACGGGGTACCGTTGTTAAAGTCCTCTATTTTCATCCTGATCCCTGCCCTGAATCGTTGGAAATTGTCGGTAAGGTCACAACCTCGTAATCAAAAGAGATTCCCTGCATACTCACTCCGGTAAGTTCCGCCAGCTGGGCATTTTCAGCCACCTGGAGCTGCTGGATATAAAAAATAAACCGTGTGGTCTGGTTAAAAAGAAACTGGAGTTCCCTGTCTGCTGACTGAACCGCAGTACCCCGAATCTTTTTTTCATAGACATCGAGAAAGTCTGCCCGGCTATCGTACTCCTTGAGCTTCACCAAATAGCCCTGGATAGTTACACCAATGGGATTAGCCCCGAAGGAGAAATCAACAAAAGAATCCCCGAATACATCAATCAGGTGATGCCCTTCGGAAAACCCTTCCGTGATATTGGTGATGAAAAGGTCCTGGTACACCGGGGTGTCAGTATCATCTTTAAACCGGAATACGGATAGTTTGGATGTGTCGAGGGAGTCGTTAACGTCGTCGTATGCTCCACCGAATACTCCGAACTCAGGATCTGTGGGGTGGTCTGTGAATATTGATCTCATCAGTTGGTTCTCCCACCTAGTACTGGCATCCTAAACCCGGCTTTTTGGAATTCCTCAATCAGGGATTTTAAAGTCGCCTCTACAGCAGTCATGACTTTATTTGTCTGGCGGGTAGATTCATTGAGAAGATCAAGGGATTCCCTGGTTTTCGAGTCCCCGCCCTCCCCTACGTAGGATTTTATACTATCCGTGCCGATCCCCCCAGAGTTCATAATATTATTGAAGACCTGGTCCTCGTTGACACTCTTTGTATAGATAGGGTACTCACCCTTACTCTTTGAAGGGGCAATCAGCTCATTCATGAAAGTATTAACAGACTTTTTATCATCCCCTGTGACCATGCCTGCTGTGAATCCATATTGCTGATCAGGAGGCTTCTCTTCACCTCGGCCATACTCTATTACATTCAACCCCTTGGAAATTTCAGTCTCAACATCCGCACCCCCCTGAGCTTTAAGCACACCCAGCAAAGTGGTATGTGCATCTGACCCTTTCTCCACCTTTCCTAAAAGCTCACCTACTTTCTCAGGGCTGCTGAGAATCTCTTTCATTTTATCTTTGTCTGGAACTTCCCCTGTTGCATCTGCAAATGTACGTTCCAGGGCGGACTGAACTCCTGTGGCATGAGCCTTCATCCCACTTTCGGTCATAATTTTTGTCGTTGAGTGCAGTTGGTCTTCGTAGCTCCCGTGCTTCATTACATGGGCCATGGGATCGTCTGAGATTGAACGCTTGGTACCTCTTCTTATCAACTCGTCCGCTTCTTCCGGGGACATTCCTTTTTTATTGATGAGAAAATCCTTGAGAACCTGAGTATCCCCTTCCTGAATCCATTTTGCTTCATCCTCACTCATACCCATGCCCATTGCCACACGGCGCCGGCTTTCTTTCATCTTTTTGGTAAGCTCAGGCCCAGCCCGGTCGAAATCTGACTGGCTTATCATGGAAGATAAAGCATAGGCGGACATGGCCACATCCACCCCTTCGTGGTCTTCGGTTTTTGCTGCAAGGCCCAGAATAAAATCAGTGTCCTGGATATTTCCGCCTGTAAACTCATAGGCGGAGTCATATGCTTTAGTATAGTGAGCTTCTATGGCATCTCTGTAGCTTTTGGCAATTTCCTCTGATACTTCCCTGGCATCAATCTCCACAGATTTTCGTAATTGCTCTCCAGCCGTACCCTGTTTTGCTACGGAAAAAACATACTGTAAGAGTGAAGGGTCGGATTTAAGGCGCTCTTTGGCCGTAGCCACATCGATGCCCGTCTGTTTTGCCAGCCTTCTGGCAATAGTATCAATGCGGACATCCTTGCTTTTCAACCCCTTCACCGCTGCAGCAATATCCGAATGCTGGAACCCATTGGCATCCAGAACAGCCTGTTTGGATTCCATGTCCATATCCCCAGCCATCAGAAACTTTTTCTTAAACGCAAACTCTTTGGAATTGTTCTTACGCTGGTACGCTTTAGACCCACCTACACCCCCTCTTAACGGGTGGCCGACCGGCGCCCCCTCGTCGTCCCACAAAGAAGACCCCTCCAGCAGAGAATCAATGTCCATATCTTCACCGACTGCCAGGGCAATTGCCTCTTTGGCACCTCGGTCTTCTACATTGTAAACGCCGGCAACTTCATCTTCTTTTTGCTGGGCATCCCAGGCTTTTTCCTGCTCTCTCCGACCGAAAAGTTTGTTCCCGAAATCGTGTTTGAGCTCTCTGATTTTTCGGCTGACTCTATTATACCAGCGAGTCTCATGCTTGTACTCCTGCTGCCTGGCACGCTCTTCAGTTCTGAGAGTAACTTCGTGCTGAGTTTGAAGATCCTCCCAATACTCAGAGTCAGACTCCTGCTTTGCCCTGAATTCAGCCGCCGAACGGTCAACGCCTAATTGCTTATACCCGGCGAACAATACCTCCTGGACAGACGCATCTTCTCCCAGGATCTTTCGACCCAGATTCGTCGCAAGTTTGTTCTCTGCCATCTTTATACCAGTAACTCCAAGCTGTTCCTGGAAATCTTCCATCAAATTCGACCTGTTCCGATCAAATTTAATGTATCTTTCAGGAGAGCTGAACGCATCCTGAGTACGACGCATCATTTCGTCCATGGATAATTTACCCGCTGCAAAGTCCTTTGCCGCTTGAGCATCCAGAGTCCCATCATCTTTCATAAGCCCAGGCAAAATCATGCTCTGGACCTGCTGCCCGATCTGAGCCGAAGAGTCCGTCAACCTCTGAGTTAACCCGGATCTCCCTCCCGCGCGGGAAAGCTCTCCAGGGGTAATCAAATTCGATCTCTGGGCCATGGTAATCGCTGCAGCATGAGACATGGCCTGTAACGACCCCTGGTACCCCGTCATGCCCCGCTGAGTGTATTGCAGGGCACCCTGCTGCCCATATGCTGAAACCATCTCCTCGTGCCCCATGCCGGCTGCCCGGGCAAACATGGACTCCATAGACCCGATCCCTTTGACGGATTCGATGGAAGCACCCATGGTCTGGAGACGTTTCATATCCTTAAACAGGGCCTGGAGATCTTTATTCTCCATCACCTCGGCCAAAAACTTGATATTGTCCCGCATTTTCTTTATGGTGGTTGCGTACTGGCTGGAATCTCCGGAGTAATCCATCAGATCATACTGCATACCCGATTTTAAAAAGCCCCGGTAATCATCCTGGTTAAACGAGAAATCACTGACAGACATTTCCCTGATACTACGATCCAGCCTGGAAGCTGCTCCCAGAGAAAATCCACGACCTGTAGATCTGGCCATGTCAGGTCCTGACACAATGCCAGGGATAGACATCTGCTGAATACTTCTGGCCTGCCTGCGTCTGTCTGCCATTAAATCCCCGGCGTTGGGAAGTACCATCGAAAGCGCAGTGCCGGCCACCATGCCAGGCAGCCCGCCAATCATACCCCCGATAGCAGGCAACGCAAAATCCATCCCCAATCCAAAAGAGGTGGGCCCCACCCCGTGAGTCGTATCCGTCAACTGCCTCTGGGCCATGATGGCTCTTTGCTGTTGGGACTGCAGGGGGTTATAGGTATTGAAAAAATAATCCCCGGTAAGACCGCCCACATTTCCGTGCCGGGACTGAAGATAGGACTGCCATAAAGACCGGTTATGCTGCTGAGTCTGCTGCATGTTCACGGTGGGCAATGACCGATACGCCCCATACTCAGGAGATGTCAGATACTGAGCCTGGGGCATGTACCCCATCTGCCCCTGGGTCATAAACTGCATGGCAAGCGGGTTGTAAGTACCCATGCCTATGGCTGGGTCTGTCTGGGGCATTGTGAACATAAAATCAGTCCTCTTCTTGTTTGTTCAGCGACTTTCCGACAGCCTGTAAAATTTCAGATAACGACCCGAACTTTTTACCCTGGGTTACCGTCTGCCGCATAAACTCCTTCTTGTTTTTCAACAGCCTGGCTTCTTCTTTGTTTTCTTCTTTTTGGGGGGCTTTCCCATTCACCTGCTCCAACAAGAAATTAACCATTCTTGTTGCAGTGGACCTGACGTATTCCACCTGCTCAGGCTTTGTGGCCATTGCAACCCCTTGGGCTTCCAGCATCTTAATTGTCCGAAGCTCCTGATTAACCATACTGGATTCTTCCTTGAGCTCTTTTAATGCCAAAAGATAAAACTCAAGCGTCATGCCACCATAGTTCACCCCAGTCCGTGACAGGACAGTTGCTCTTACTTTTCCGACTGGGGTTCGGTAAAATTTTCCAGAGCCCAGGGGCTGGTGGCCACGGCTATAATTTTGTCAAATTTAGCCAGCTCGGTTATCAGAACATTGATGGTGACGAACGGAAAACTACTCAAATGCTTCAAAACCTCCTGATGATCTTCAGGGGATTCCATAGTGAACTTGGTATCTCCCAGCCGGACCAGAGAGCCTGCCAGATTGTACCGGTTCAAAAGATCCGTGAACCCGGCCATAGTACTGGGAGACCTGGTTTCCAACACCTGCACCACTTCCTGTCTGACCCAGTCCGGCCGTATCTGAAACGTGCAGGGAATTTTGTTAAAAATTTTAAACTCCCAGGTGTAATTACCTGCCGTGATAATCGTATCCAGAATTTTAAACAGCAATTCGTCTGTAACTCCGGATTCGTAAAGGTCTGCCCTGAAAGCGTCCACGTCCCCTTTTGTTGTATCCATGGCATCCGGGCCGGCACTGTCAGGCATCGGCTGCTGCCGGGTACTCTGATCCTGGTTCTGATCCTTTGGATTCACTGTAGGGTGCATCGCCGGCACCGTCGTTCCCGCGGGTTTACTTTTTTGGGGTATGTCTCTGATATCCATTACGTACTTTCTCCTTTAGTTTATAAGAGGATTCACCCGGAAAACACATTGGGAGAACCGGTTATTATAGTCCCGGAGATACTGTTTTCGACGCGATCCCCTCTCCGGACCAGCTTCCTGCCTTCTGCATTGACTGTGGAAGAACCTCCCACAATGACAGTCACATGGCCTCACAGGCCAATGCCTATCCCTTGTATAAGGGACGCTTTCTTGCCGTTCACCAGAACACTGGAGGCATCCCCCATCAAAATGCCTGTAACCTGAGCCCCTAAACACGGTGCACAGGATCCTATGAACAAATCCCCATGTCCGGCTACCTGGCTTGACATTCAGTTACTCCCTAATTCAGGTTGATCTGGCCTGCTTTTACATTGACTTTGTTGGCTGCCTGGACCACAGCATCCCCATCTGTTTTAATATTGACTGCACTGTCAGCCCATACATCCAGCTCCCCTGTCATTTTTAAGCACACGGTAGCCTTGGACTGCCCACCTGAATCTCTAGTTTCAATGAATATCCTGGAATCCGGATCCTCTTCCCGGTAGCCAAAGGTTACCAGTGCTGTCCAAATGCCTTTGCTGGGATGGGTTTCATTGGTAAGATCTCCCCCACCACGGATCTCCATACCTACTTTCCCGGATTCCCGGTGGAAAAACTCAACCTCACCAAAATCCGAGAATATCTTTATACGCCTGGCAATCAGCCTGGCCAGATCCCGGTATTTGCATAAAATAAACTGGGCCGCGGCAGACGCTTTAAGCTTAGCTATGCCTCCTTTGAACACCCCCATCTCAGCCCCGTCAGAGGCTCGAAGCACCTTATCCCCGGACATGAGGTCCTGCGGACGGTTGGGGTTATAATTACGACCCCCCAGAGCCCTTTCAGACTTGGCATCTTTCACCAAATCGCTCATCTCAAACGATGGGCCCGTCTTTGATTGAGCCACCGATTGAGTTTCCAGAACCTGCTCAGGGGCAGTGGACAGAATGTAGTAGGATGAATTTATATAGACCAGTACCACCAGGGCCCCGCGGAGATCATGAATCCAGACAAGGTCCGTGCCCATGGTTGATCCATAGGTGCCGAGAATAGGCACCTCACGCAAAGATTCCACCCCGTCCAGGCGAACATTGGCTGTAAATGAGGTAGTATGTACCTCGGTGACCAAGCCAATCCTGAACAGAGGCTGGCGATCACCGTAATATGTAGGTTGGAAGCGGGTATTCTGTTTCATATTTAAGAATGCGTTGTGAGGTACTCAATGTGAAGAAAAAAACCCCGCAGAATCTGAAGAGGTAAAAGATTCTGCGGGGTTGGGAGGGTGGAAAACTAAAAAAAATGAAACGTTAAGCTCACTCTTGTTCGAAGGTGTTCCATGGGACAATACGGTCCGCCAGCATCTGAACCTGCTCCATTATGATAGTCTGACCGGACTGCATACTGATATTTCGATTTTGAAGGTAACAGGCTTCCAGGTACTCAGCCCCTACAGCGTGGCCAATACTGCCTCCGCTGCTGTTATGAGCAGTTCGGGGAGTATGGTAGATAATGCCGAGCCCAAAAGGAATCCGGTATAAATCCTCTTCGATGTTGGACAAAAAGTTAGCATCTGCATAGCCCTTACTACCCTGAACGTATTTGTTATTAGTATCGGGGTCTTCTGTAAACGGGTCTGTGATTTTTGAGTACAGCACCCTGGCAAGGTTTTTCCCGTACAGCATCATTCGGGCCATGGATGCCTGGGCCGGGGTATTTGTTTTAGTAAAAAGATGCCTTCGGGTACCAATAGCTTTAAACGGCTGAATCTGAGAAGTTTCAGACGCCTGGAATGACTGGCAAACCCCGATAACATAAAACTCTCCGTCTTCCAGATTTGCGTCAGAAAGCCTTGCAGGACCGGCAACAAGTATGGAGTCATCCGGAGATACCAGATCGAACATGGCATCATCATGATCAATCTCAATCCGTTGCTCCTTGTACTGGTCAGCCCACTGGCTAAGGGTTGTGACTACTTCACTTGACATGGCAAATTCCTTTCGTATATATCGAATCCAGAGGAAGTTATCCCCCTGGCATCACTGTTTTAAATTACATATCAGAACTGATCAGATGCAGTCCTATCAGGTTAAGCACATACGGTAATTCAACCCGGACATTAATCTCAACCCTGTCTTTCTGACCCTCCAGCTGATTAATCACCGGAGGTTCATATTGGAGAATCGGAGATCCGATCTTCGGCAGAGAAGATAGTTTCAAAGACTCAAGAACCGCGGATAAAACCGTACCCAGGGTGGTCAGAGTCGCAGGGGTAATATTGTACCGGCCTACAAACCCATCCAGCACATCCTTGCAAAGATAGCTGACATAGTCAAAATTCTTTACAAAAGACAGCTCAGACTGTGTATACTCCGAGGTATCCGTAGACAGCTGATGCCGGATGTAAGGAGCGGAGTTTATGAAAAGCTGCTCCACAATCAGGGTACCACCGTCTGCGATAATATTCATCTGGGCATTGTTGAAATAGTCACCACTGTTTTTCACGGCAGTGATGCCGGCTACACTGATACGGGTTAATCCCTGGTGACTCGGAAGGCTGGAAACCATACCCCCGATGGCACAACACATATAATACCCGGGGAGCTGCTGACCATCAATTTCCACTGTGTCCGGCCATACATGGTAAAATCGGCTGCTGGCAAAAGATCTGGATACCCCGGCAATGGCCTGGGCCTGCTGAGTTTTATCCGGTACAGTCTGAATCTCGAAGGTGTAATCCACAAGATCGGCAGTCATATCCGTAATCTCTTCGGACACCAGTAACTGATCCTCAGATACAATGGAGCTTACAGTGTATTCTGTGGTTGTACCAGTGTTATTGGAAAGAATAATGATATCCCCAGAGTTAACCCCGCTCCCAATAAAAGAAGCACCAGACGCTGTGACCACTTTCAGGTCAGTGCTGGGGGTTTCACTGATACGGCAGGTACCCTCTTCCAGGGTGACCAGATTCGGCAGTTCGGAGTTACCAAATACAATACGCCACTCCCCGATCTGCGGCTGGGAAAATGCCTCAGCATGGGTTTTAAACATGGAAAGAACACCTACATCCCTGTTCAGAGGAACAATGCTGTAGATATCTTCTGCGTTTTCCAGAATGTCTTTTGCTTTGGTGTACCCTGACAGATCGTCCGAATCCACTCCGATGAAATAAATCATGCTCTGAGAATTTGCCAGAGCGATCATAGCACCATAAGCTAAAGGATTCTCAGGGGTGGCTGTACCCAGGATTGATTCCAGTACCGTCAGAGAATTTGCGGACTGCAAAGTATCCGTATCCTTACGAAGAGCCCGGTATCCACAGTAGGCATTTGCTTCGTACACGGTTTTATCCACCCCGCTCACCGGGCGAGTAAGTGGTGCCAGTGTAACCGTGGCATCTTCAGTGTTAAAAGTGATTGCGGTATCATCATATGGGAGCGTGAATCCAGGTACTGACCGGAGCCACACCAGGGTGGGATTGTCCGTAGCCGGCACCACTCTGTTCAGCCGAATTTTATAGGTATCTTCCAATACGGCTGTGACCAAATGTCTCGTGGCTACCACGGCAGGGTCTCCAGCATCCGGATTGGAAATCACGGTTACAAAATCACCAATTGTGATACCTGTGGGAAAATCCAGGGTGGCAAATTCAACTTCGTTTGCAACAATCCCTGCCACAGTGATCTCAGATCCTTTCATATCCACATAAGGATCCGCCACACGTACTTTGATAGATGTCTCATCCACTTCAGCACCCGTGTGCAGATTCGGGATAACGGTTTCAACCATCCCACCGTCCGTCACTGCCTCCATAAAAGAGCGCACCAGATCTTCCTCAGCATTGGATGACTCATCCATAAACTGGTAGCAGGGGCCGATTATACATGGATTCAGAGTAGTGGCCTGGAATGTCCCGGAAAAACTTTCATACTCCTGAAACACTTGGGCCAATGGCCTGACATATGCCATAATTATCTCTCCTATTCTTTTGAAATATCAACTTTCAATTCATCGTTTATAAACAGCCCGATCTCATTCAGCAGTGTGGGGGTAATGCCCCAGTCCCACTTGTATTTCATCGAGTATGACAGGTTGATCTGGGTAAAAAATATGTGATCATCATCTTCATAGGGGGACACCGGGCTAAGGGAAATATTATCAATCCGCTGAATGGTTGTCAGTGCCGGCAGGATAGTCCGGCAGGACACAAAAAAGCTGAACACCTGGTTCCCCAGTATATCCGCTTCATACTCCCGCTTTGAAACAGCCTTGACATCCACGGAACTTTGAACCAGCGTAAGCCCTTTTTTAGTACCCAGAGCCATGGACCGCTGAGCCGTATCCCCCATGGAAACAGACTGGGACATTGCAGCACCCCGAGTAACCAACAGTGTGGGCCTTGCACCATAATTGGCTGAGGTCTTATCCATGACTGAATCTATGAATATCCCGGTTGTACTGAGAGTGTCTGTGTACGCAAATGGATAAGAGTCATCGTCTTCCCCGGCTTTTTCAAATGTCAGCCGAATTAGCTGCATCACCAGTTGATACACATGCAAGGGTGTATTACCAGGAGTCAGAGAATGCCCTTTAGGTAAGATACTCACCAGGTCACCACACTATATTCCGGGGCACCCTTTGTAAGCGGGGCACACCCGACTGTCTGTAAAATTATTTTACCTCCGATAGCCGTGATCTGAGGTTCATCATCCACTATCTTGTACACCCGCTTTGTTTCTTCAGTGACAATCAGATCCTGATCCTGCAACTGAGGACCTCTCAGAACAATAAACAGGTCTCTTCGCCTATTGCCCTCAGAGTCTCCCATTTGGGTGGATGTTTTGCTCTTTGCCGAAAACTGAGGCAAAACCTTGAATTTCCCTTTATAGGTGTATCCTGAGATGAACCCTGTCCCTCCACAGGTGGCGCAGTTGGATAAAACCACCTTCCCTGTAAACGAATCTGTGCACGCCGAGCATCGGGTGCCTGTCTCATCTAAAGTGAAAATTCTGGCATTTACCCCATGGTAAATCCGAGCCACTTTCTCCAGATCCAGCAGAATCTTTTCTGCGTAACCGGTTAGATGAGTAGGGGTCGCCAGCTGATCAAAGTCAGGGGACTCTACAGGTTTTGTGGGTCCGTAATTCATAGGTTAAGACCTGAAATTGAATTCATTGATACCAATATACGGAGAGTGACTTTCCCCCCAGGCGCTGGCCACATTGATTGCCTGCTTCAAATCACGTGCCCCCCGGTCAAAAAGACTTTTGTAATACTGAGCCAAAGTATTGTAAGACTGAAACTTATCATCTACACTAGACTGCAAACCCTGGGCCGAGAAATTAACCTGGTTGCGCAGCTGACGCTCCGCCTCACTGTTGGCCAGATGGTGTAGGGTGCCCTGCAATAGTAAAGAATCCGACGGAAAGTTCGTAACCAAATACGATGTCGGGGGCTGCAATGCGTTATAATCACTCACAGCCATACGCATGGCCAGTTCAATCAAGGGGGTGGACGATTGCTCATCTCCCTCCAAAAGAATATTCAGGGTTGTGATATCCTTGGCATAAATGCGTATGTCTGCGACAGTGAGTGCCATGCTATGCACTCAACCCAGAGAACAAGTCAACATCTTTTTCTTCTATGACTGTAGTAGAATCAGACTTCCCAGCGGTATCTTTTGAATTTTCCGTTTTTTCTTCGGAATCTTTCTCAGAGTTTTCCTCCACCGGAGGTTCGACCTTTTCCGTTTTTTCAGCTGCTTTTTTCTTAGCAGCCGCACTTTTCTTCGGAGCCGCTTTCTTTTTCGAAGCAGATTTCTCCTTCGGTGCCTCTGCTCTCTGGGCCACAGCTTTGCCGGGTTTTTTAATGGACCCCTTCTCCAGGAAATAGTCAATCTGAGCCTGTACCGCCTCTGAAACAGGTTCCTTTACCTCGAATTTTCCCGGCACAAAGGTTCGTGACCCTATCAATACTCCCGCTTTTGTTACATTTTCAAACTTCATACACCTGCATCTCCCTTTGAGTGTTAAAACACCCGGGTAAATCATGGCCTACCCGGGTGTTCTGCTATTCAGGTACTTCCGGACTATGCACCCCATTCAACCTTGAAACAGGCATTCACATTCCCAATACCGATGCCAGGGGCCTCGTAGGTATGAAAGTGGAACATGTCCGCTTCAGTTTTGATGAACAGCGTGGCATCCTGGAGCAGGTAAAACATACCCAGGTACTCAGCCGGAGCGAAGAAATACATGGCGTCTTCAGCTACCAGGTCGTCTTTGAGGGTGGACACAACGGGATACCCCAAAAAGGAGTTCTCATCGTTAACACCCTTTTCAAACCGGGAATCCTGAGCCTTGAAACCGATTTCATCGGTCTTCAGGTTCAGACCTTCCAGGCGGGTATTTTCATGCATCAGCACACACCCGCACGGCAGTCTCAGACTGGCCAGACCTTTAAGGCCGGAAACGAATGCCTGTTTGATGGACACATTACCAGCATCCATACTGCGGGTATCAGTGCTCAGGGCAATGTTGGCATCAATGGTTTCAATGAAATTGCCGTCTTCCACTTCCTGAATCCGTTTCACATGGTTCTGTTTGAACCATTCCATGATCGGCATCCGAATGGTCATCAATTCGAATTTGGACTTGGAGATCCGCGGGGTTTCAATTTTCCCGAAGGGGATAGCAAACCGATTTCCGGTAAAGTACATGCGGTTCGCAGTACCTTTGAACGGAACAAAAGTGGCAGCCGGAGAATCCGGCTCTTTTTCCACAATGATCCGGGGGTTGTCGGAATCGATATCCGGGTCCAGGTCTTCGGCCGTCTTGGTCTGAGGCTCCAGGATCTTCCGGGTAAAGCCATCTTCGTACAGCTTCTGCCTAATATAATTGCTGCCGGCCTCTTCGGCTTCTTTCACCAGGCCCTGCTCAATTTTATCAATGAATGCAGAGTTGATGACCTCTGCAGATACTTTCGTAGTTTCCATGTGTATATTACCTTTCAAAGGATGATGTATGTGTTACGGGTGAAAACCGTTAGTTACCAGGCCCGAGGTCTAGGGACCGGAGGGAGTGGTAGCCGTAGCTTCAGTCACTTTGCCGAAAAAAACCACCAACTCAGTGGCGGATGCATCGTAGGAAAACACCGTGCCAACCTGGGGCCGCTCATCATCTATAGCTGCGATGAGGTCAAACTTGCCCCCAACAAAAGAAACCCCGGCACCCGGGGTATACGATGCTACCTCGTAATGATCCGAATCCACCTGGATCATGGCTTCGCTCAAGAGCAGAAGCGCATTACCGGTAACATTGTCAATCCCGATGCAGAAACCAGGGATACCCGTAGCGTCTGAACCATCTACAGCAAAATTAGCTACGGCTGCCTTACTGTCAGAATCCACCACGCAGCCCACGCCGTCAGCCACAAGCTCATCCGTAGCTACTGCGATATTCATGTCGATAGCTCCCTCACAGGGCCATCCTTTAATAATCTGATAAGCCATTATAAAATTCTCCAATTAGTGTGTTGTCAAAGATGTTCTTTGTCGGTTATGCTTTACGAAAAAATAAAATCCATCAGGGGATCATTACTCCTGCGATCCCCGCCCACAGCACCCATAGAAAAATCCGGTGAAGCCGAGGATGCGGTCTTCTCAGACTGTTCAGGTTCGAGCTGTTTCACGGACGATTCTTTCAACTCCCGGGCAATGTCCCGGAGATCCCCTGCCAGTTTCAACAGTTCGGTCTTAAATTCAGTGTTATCCATACAAGTTATCTCCTGTCCCGGCCGACAAAGAATTTCAAAAAATCCAGCGTGTGTCGGGAATCTATGTACCGTTCTCCGGCCTGTTTCTCCCTGCCGGAATCTTCCGGCATCGATGAGGCAAGGCCCTCAATTCTATCCGCCAGAGTCTCAACCAGTTTTACGGGATCCACGAGACATGCTCCTCAGTTCCTGGAGGTTCACTTTTTTCTTTCCGTCATCTTCACAGGAATCTTCCGCTACTTTGGCCAGCAGCGACGCTCCTTTTTCCAGGGAATCCCCCAGAGAGGAAAGAATCTCCTGTCGTGACTTATGCATCAGTTTCAGCCGCTTTCACTGTTTCCACAGTAAGGTCATAGGCTTCTTTGGTAATGCTGGATAACTGGACCGTTACCGCTTCAGCCGCCAACTTTTCAATGGCAGCGCAAGTGGTGTCATAGGCAGATTTTTCAATCACAGCTTCCGAAGTCATCTGGCGGGCTTCATCGTATACAGATGCAAGTTTCTCCTGGAAATCCATTTCCTGGATCACACCCACCGTTGCAGCATACGCATCTTCAGATGCCTGTTTGACCATATTCTCCACTTCCAGCTCCTCCATAAAACTCTGAGCAAACAGACGGCCGAACTCACCCGCTTCTTTTTTCAGATTGGTTTCTTCAGACTCAGCAGCTTCTTTGGCAATACCCTTCAGAACATCCGCGTCCGTTTCAGTTTTGGTATCAGCAGCTGCCTTCTCAACAGGTACCTTTTTATCCTCCTGTTCTCCAGCTTTGTCCTTCTCCGGAGGGGTCTGAACGGCGGTATCTTCTTCCGTGGAAACGGGGGTCTCAGCGGCCTCTTCAGCCTCTTTTTCCAACCCTTCCTGGAATTTGGAAAGCACGTTGCTCAGGGTCAACTGGGTCTTTTTCATTATTTGTACCTCGCTTGAGTAATAACTTTTTAAATTTCTATTAAAGAATGCAGGGAAATCAAGTGTAAATTAAGTTCCCGGATAAAAAAAGTTCGAAATTATGTTATAAGTTCTTGCTGTGTGGGCTTGTATTTATTAAAGTGGACATAACCCTAAATCCTATAGGAGGAAGTTATGTTCACAAAAAACAGTACGGGGCAGGAAACAAAGAAACAGCAACCTGAAGGAAAAAGCCTTATCGATCTATTCTTCGATGCCGGAGACAAGATCTTAGAAAAATTCCCCTTTGCAGGGGACGTCGCGATGGTAGGACTCATGGTTTACATGATGCGCCTGCGCGATGGACCAAGATAGCCCCTTTCTTTGTTTCTGTGGCCGGGTACTCAATGTGCCCGGCCGTGCCCGATCTACCCGTTGTTTTTTAGCATTCTGCTGGCCAGTCTATGCTTACCCATGGACGCGGCCACCGCACCACCAGATACTGAAAGCAGCGGGTGTTCCAGAACAAACCTTCCGGCCTTATCAGCCGTTCTACCAACGAACCCCATTCTCTGCTGGTAATAGGGGTCCTTTTTATTTCTTATCTTTGAGTTGTACACATAGTCCAGTCCCAGTGCAGCTGGTACCGCAGCCCCAAGAGCCGGCACAATCAACTTCGGATCCACTGCAGCTTCTTTCACCTGAGTAAAAAACGAAGAGACCGGCACTTCCACACCCTGGTCCGTTTCTATGGTATCCCGCTTATTCGGGTACATCCCGAGAGCTAAGGCTGCCAGTATGGGGGTAGCAATCATCTTAGTCGCCAGATCACCTCTGGCCCCCGCAGCCCCAAAAGCCGCCAGTGCAAGCCCGGCACTGGTCATTGCTTTAGCCATATCCGGAATATTCTCTGCATTGGCAGCGGTTCGGGCCGCACCTCGGGTCGTCCGGTATTTCTTTCCATCGGTCCCAGTTACAGTGAATTCTTCAGATGCAGGGGGACCCGATGTGGACCACATATTATAAGCGCCCATCCTCACCCGGCTCGGCACAGACGATTTACCCGTATTCACGGGAAGCCTGTTCGGAATGTACATTGTTTTCGCAACGTCTCCGGCAGCCTTTTCCATTTCAGGGGTCATCATTGCCATCAGCATGGCCCGTCTCCGCCTGGCCACCGGTTCGATATTGATGGAAATTTTCAACCCGGGCTCCTGCTGAACGGCGGAGACAGCATCCTGGATAATGCCGGACACCAGATCGTCCATAACCCCGGGATCCCTCTCCAGTACCCTGGCACAAGGGCCTATAGACCTTACCAACATGGGCAGATGATGCTCTTCAAGTGCATCACCCAGGTATTTCCTACCAATAATAAAAGCTGATTCGTGTAAAGAAGGAAACACACCTGCCTGCATAAACTTCGCCAGCAGGGCACCTGGATCAGCATCAGCCTTGCTCAGTTCTTTAAATGGCACCTGGGGAAAATCAAAATCAACGTCATTATTTTTTAGATATCTGTGGACATTGAAAGTCTTATCCCCATCCGCCGCTTTGAGCGGAATCCCGTCCACCTCCTTGACAATCTCAGACAGCTTTTTCAAAGCCGCCAGCTTGGTCTGGGTGTCCGCGTACTCTTCCCCAAGTTCCGCAGATGTTTTTACAGTTGCTATGCCGGAATTTTCAGAAGCTGCCTTCTGTAATGCCCAGGCAGTGCGATCAGCCGGCTTGCTGACAATGGAGATATCAAAAAACTTCAAAGGGCCTGGGTTGACGGCATACACCTGCCGGCCATCGGGGAGAATTTTTTTCATGTTGTACTTGAGATGGTCGCAATAATCTTTCCGGGTCTTGGCTTTGTTTCCACAGATAGAGCACACATCATACGCAACCCGAACACCCATGCTGACAGCTATGGGTTCATTATTCTCAATTGATTTTACAATGGCAGGGCCTTTGGCCTTATCCACTTCAATAATCAATTCCACCCGGTGCATGTCATCATTAAAAAACGAGTACACCACAGTGCCCACAGACTTTTTCGGGTCCTTGTTCATATGATGCATAAACAGGTGAGCCTGCTCAACGAAAACAGGGTGGTACTGTTTCAGATCCACTTCATGGAACGCATCCCCGTTGTTATTACAGGCATACCACCCGATGGATGTCATGGCCAGAACATGCAGATACGCCTTATCCGGTTTCCGGTCCATTGAAGCCCAGTGCTGCTGAATGCTGTTGGCCGCTGTTTTGACCAAAGCATCCGTGATCAGGCTTACCCGAACTTCTCCTGTGGATTCAATAGTGGATCCCAGCTGGAGAATCTTAATCATTAATAACCCCTTCTTCCGCCAGGTAATCCACTGCCTTTTGTGCATCCTCAGCCTGCTTTTTATACTGCATCCGGATGTACAGGGCTTCTCCCAGCTTTTCCAATGTTCGTTCTGATACTACTTTTTGGCCTTCCATGAGATCACCTGCCTGTGTAGGGTGTTAGAAAATTTTGGACATCATTTCCAGGCCCTTGCCTTCGGCCTGTACAATGGATTTCTGAGTATCGGCCAGGGTCTTCACACTGTTCAGATCCACCCGGTCAAATCGGATAAAGTTCTGGAGCAGTTCTTTCACCACACTTTTGTCCCCACTGATTTTCGGAGCAATGCTGTGAATAGTGGCATAGAACTGTTTAACCTTGTCTCTGTCCGCACGGCGGATAATCGGATCATTCATGATCAGATCTTCGAGCATTGCTTTACGCTTGATATCGGTCATAGCTTTATCAAATGCTTTTTTGATGACAAATGCAGAGAGCATAGCTGTTCCCAGCGACCCCGCAGTCAACTTAGATGCCATCCCAATTTCTTTAAGATCTGAAGACCGAAAACCATCCCGGATAGTTGAGTACATACTCGCCGTTTTTTTCATTGCCATGTCATATGCTTTTGTCATGTATTTTTTCCCCGCTTAATAAAGTCTGTTGTGAAATTTTGCCTGCTGATTCATGAACTGCTGCGTCTGCGGATTGTTACCGGATGTGTTCAACCGTTTAAGAATCGGAGACGGCGTGTAAAAATGCTGATTCGGATCAGAGTAAGATGCCCACTTACGATACCTTTTTGGGGCCTCAGTACCCAGCCAGGCCCCAGTTGCTGTAATACCCAGTGCTTTGCCGGGATTTTTGGCAGCGAACCTGCCGGCTGCATTTGCCGTGGTCAGTCCTGCTTTACCAACACCTTTGGTAGCACCCCACCCTGCACGCATAAATGGTTGACCAACCTTACCTACTGTATTCGCCGCACCCCGAAGCCCACCCCAAATCTGTCTGGCTGCTCCCGTAAACATACTGGCCTGTTTTGTAATTGCCATTACCCGTTACTCCCGAATCTGACGTTATCTACTATGAACTTACCGGTACAGTCCCACTCCACAACCGCGTACCCCCCATTCCAGTTATTCACCGGCATATACTCTACGGACAGATCACACAAACACCCCATTGTGTAGCTTTTCAGGTACTCATGGTCTATACGTTTGGCCACGTACTCCTGAGTAGTATGGTGATGGGCCACCAGCACCGGAGCCATGGCTTTCTGAAAATAAAGCCGGGGCAAATTCACCGCAGAAGTAGTCACACGCATCTCATGGCCATGCAGTACAAAAAGATTGCCCAGGGTGAACGGCGGCTGGTTGGACATCAACCGATCTCTGTTGCTAATGAACTGCCAGCCCATCTGCCTGAGTTCCAGCAAGCTTTCAATAGTAAGGGCTTTCAACCCATAAAGCTTTTCCGCTTTATCCATAAGGAAAGATTTCAGGCGAAGCTCATGGTTCCCTTCCAGGTAAATTTTGGTTATTCCAGGGAAAGCTCCTGTAATTTCCCGAAGCACTTTCTTAGCTGCATCCACCTCGTCCGGGAATCGCATACGGGTTGGATCCGTTTTCCAGAAACTGATGTCATACGCATCCAGAAAATCTCCATTGGATACCAGAACGTCTATCTTCATATCCCGGCAGGCATACAGCATCCGGTCCAGATTTTCCCTGCTGTGGTACGGAGCATGCACATCCGCAAAAACAAGTGCTCTGAATTTTGTATCGGGGTCCAGACCCCCTGAAGTCCACGCCCTTTTAGCCAAATCCTCCCTGTACCTTGCACGGACTTTGCGAGCATACCGGTTGGTAGAGCCAGCCATTAAAGCCAGGTTGCTCGCGGACATTGCAGGGTCTTCCTCCAAAAGTGCGATAATCACGTCTGACTTACTCAAACCCGGAGAATACTCCATAAATTACCGCCCCTCTTTTTTTACGTCATCCCATGCTTTTGCCAATTTTGTGCGAGTGATCACCAGCTCTTCGGACAAGCTGCACACTTTAGAGATGGATTCATGTGCCTGCTTGAAAAGCACCAGCTGTTTATCAGACACATCATCCACACAATATGCCACTTTCTCCAGACTCAGTGGCTCTTTAATATCCGAAGCCAAAGCTTCCAGCAGCGGTTTGGAGGACGCACCGCACATAGTGTATGCTTCACAGGCAAACTTCTGGAAATCAGGGCTATACAGCCCACTGAAATCAGACAGCAGTTTATCCGCAGATTTCTTAAATTGGAGCTCGCAGGCCACCTTCTGCCGGCCCAGCTCTTCCATCTTCTTTTTCAGGGAAAATACTTCGCGCAGGGCCAATTTTGAGGCTTTGTCTCCAGCTGTTTTTTCTCTGGGTTTGGCAAAACTTTTAAAATACGCATCTGCATCCGCAGCCGTCTTCAATGTATTAATCATTTCCCCTAAAGATGCCTGGGCATCTGAGGCTGGGATAGCCGGTACAGCAGGCATATTCTCCGGATGTGTCTGTTTCAGAATCTTTGAAGCATCCGCCAGGGTAAAAGTAAGCTCCCCGTCCTGGGCCACCTTGATCAACTGAATTGTAGCCAGGGTATTGGATTTCTCGACAACCCGTTTCACCTCCTCAGGCAACAGTGCATTTTCATTTGCCAGCTTAACAATGGCATCGTCCAGCGGAGTGGACCCGCTGATAAAAGACGCGACTACGTCTTCCGCAAACTTGTCAAAATTCTTGGAATTGCTTTCTAAAAACATTAATCTGTTTCCTGTGAATTGTGGTTGTCGTTTTCCGTGTCATTGCTGCTATCATCAGAATCTTTATCCGAGTCTTTTTGAACCAGGTGCTTACGCTTTTCATCATCTTCAGCGTCAAATTCATAATTGTATTTGATCATATAATCTCCCCGGACGGCACTGCTTTACGGGCACTCACTGTATGGTCATTCTCCCCTATCAGAACTTTCATCAAGGCTTCTCCAGCCTGGGATTCCGGATCCTCCATCAGTCGCATAATCGCTTCATACGCCTTCAGCATCACAGTCGCATGCTGGGTTGCAGCTTTGGAATTGGCAGCACCTACACTATTATAATTGGCTTCCATGGCTTTATAGGCACTGGTTAAGAAAATCTTTTTAACCAGGTCTTTCTGACTGGAAGTGGAAGGGGTGATGTTTCCGTACCTGAAAAATAAAAAATCGGGGCCCAGGGTGTATGCCCTTACTTTCAGCGCCCGACCCATATCATCTGGATAATCTTCCAGGTATGAAACCATATCCAGCTTAGACACCAGGTTATCAGTTTCAAAAAACAACTCTTTGTACGTTTCAAACGTTACCGGCTGCACCTCAAAAATATCCTGCACTCTTTCTGGTGTGGCGTCACTGAGAATCAATGATTCAATAATCTCTCTTTGAACCGGCTGACCACGCATAAAAAACGCATACTGGTACACAGGGTCCAGTTTATCGTGGAGGTACGGAGCCAGAAAATAGTAGTACTGCTGCATGCTCGTCGAATAGCAAGATACATCAAGAGGCTTACCTCTTTTAATATCTGATTCCACACGCCTGGCTTTTCTCTCCAATAACTCTGTGACTGATGTGTACAATTCAATTTCTATGCTTCGTCATAATCATAGGATACGTTATTGGTGTACTCTTTGATGGAGAACACCAGTCCGCCCAAGGTGGTGAACCCGGTCCGAAGACTGTGCGCCACACCGCTGAACTCTTCCCTGCCGTAATGGGACTCCATCTCCCCTTTTTTGATAGAAAACAGAAGTACGGATTTACCCAGCTCAGTGACCGCGTCCGAAAGTACCTGCACGGAATCAATAAGCAGCGCTTTGATATCATCTGCATGAGCCAGAGAACCGACCAGGCCGGTATCCAGCATATCCGGATCCTCGAATTCAACCATATCCTGGATTACGGATTCATCCACCAGGTAGGAGTCATCCTCCTCATGGCCCTGCTGCATCTGCATTCCGGGAGTGGCCGGCATAAGCGGAGTGCCTGAAGGTATTTCAGACTTACCCATAGGCAGATACTCAGCCTGCTTCACCAGGTGAACTTTACCGGCTTTCAGGAGCTTATCCACAGCCGTCTTATCAAACTGATACTCTGATACCAGGTGATTAACCAAAGCCATCTCAGATGCCAATTTCGTGGTCTGTCCAGAGAACCTGTCAATGAGAGAGTAATCCGATGCATCTTTTTTCAGCTGGAGAACGGGGCAGGCCCGGGAGACCAGGCGGACCGCAAAATCCATATCAGTTACATAGTAAGAGGGCAGCCTCCGGATAGGTCTGGAAACCATCATATAAGAGGCCAAGGGGTACGCTTTGGAATCAGTACCCACTTTGAAAGCACCCACCTGAATTTCCGGGGAAAAACAATGGGAAGTACGGCTATTATACCCAAAATCAACCCACAAAGTGCCATCGATATTACGGGACCCTTTAAAGGCACCATCGATATTATCAAATTTGAAAACGCTAGACCTTGTAGGATATGCAACACAGACCAAGGTGGGGTACTCCTGGCCCTGGGTACACTCTGAGTGTTTGGTAACATACTCTTTAACTGACATCAGTGGCAAAATGTCCACTGCATTATCCAGGGTAATTCCTTCCTGAAAATCACACAGAACAATGGATTTTTCACCACAATAATACGTATTTACCTGAGTGATAATATTCCCATTTGAAACCACGCACCGTTCCAGTACAATGGAATTCCCATCAAACCGCAGCAGCTTGCCTGTACCAGATAAATCCCCGGTCATTTCATACTCAGCAGCCTTTAAAACGCTTTCTGCTGCTTTGGGAATCTCTTCCACCATTAAAACTTCCACAGGCTGTTCTGGAGGTTCGATAATCGTATACCCCACTTCCAGCACTTCAGCCTTGGCACCATCAGACAGCTCTTCAGCCGCTTCCTTTGTGAGATCTTCCAGACACAGCACCTTATCCAGGTACCGCATACTTTCAATCTCCTGCTCATTGGCCTGTTTTTCCGTGTGCGAGCCTACCGCCAGTTTTTCAGCCAGCGCTTCAACCGGATAAAAGGATGCCACCTTGGCAAGCATGGTCGGATTCTCTTCAAAGTATTTTGACAGGGCTTTTTTAGCGCCATCTGGCAGCTGTTCCACCAGATCCGTAGAACCAGCAATCACCGGACGGGAAGACATGGGGGGTCTGAACATATTCGTGTAAAGCTGCCGGGTATTTTCTACCGGAGGATCTTTCACCAGAGAATGCTCCTGGGTCATGTTCTCCGATACAATTTTTTTAACCATCTTCGGAATAATGGGGAACAACGAATCATCCGATTTAGAGTAAAGCATTTCACAGGACACAATGGACCCCTGGCTCATAACCACAGGAATGTAGGCTACATCCCCTCCCCGGGATACCACAAACACCCCGACAGCAGACCCATCATCGTCTTCACGCTCCCCCTGGTCAATAACCTTGAAGGTGATAACGAACGGGAGAAGCCGCGGGAATTTTGCACCCAGAAGCTCGTAGGCAGCATCCCCGAATTCTTTGTTAAAATTCATCTGAGTAGAGTCAGAACTCTGCTGGACAATTGTTCTTTGATGCTGCTGCACGAGAGGTGAAATTGCCATGAATTACCTGGCCTCCAACTGTTTGAGTTTTTCTTCGATTTTGTTGAGCCGGATCGCTGCAGCGTTCGGCTTTGAATATTTTACAGATGCAACCCCACCGCCAGCCATGCCGGCCCCCACTCCGAGCAACTGGCCTACCGCCGTCGGAGGACGTTTTCGCAGTTTACCCATAAGACTGACGGCCCCTGCGCCTAAACCACCTCCAATGGCCCCCCTGGCAGCGTTTCGGGCAAGAAGATTGGCTTTTGCGTCAAGGCCATATTCTTCTTTCAGGGTTTGTTTTTCTTCGGGGGTGAGAACGGAAGAACTCATGGCACCGGAGAGGGCTCCGAAGAAAGTGTTGGCGGTTTTTGTTATCATTGTGGGTAACTCCTATCTGTATTCCGGGAGAAATCTGGTTTTAGCCTCCGGAGTTACAGAAACTTTACCCAGCAGCATATGGGGAAATCTCCGGGTTCGGATACCCCGCTGCTCCAAAAACTCCTTATCCGCATCATAAGTACCTTTGGCATCCCCAATTGTAGCACCTAAAGCACCTCCAGCCAGTGCACCCAGTCCTGGCATACCACGTTTTCTTGAAGCAACACCTAAAAGTGCTCCGCCGCCTGCCCCGAGTAATCCGCCTTTGATAGCTTCAACCAGACCCTTGGTATACCGTTTTCCGACCAGTTCATCATCCGCGATATACTTCCCAAACCCAGAGTCCTTACGTCGCATAGCCCTGTTTGTTACCCTGGTAGAGTCCACTACCCCTAAGTCCTGAAGGGTTTCCTCTGCTTTTTTTGTGATCATATTCTTGTCTTTTTGTAGAACGTAAATGTAATTAGGCAGGCCCCTTTCGGGGCCTACCATGCAGGAGAAAGGATTACAAAACGCCCAGGCATTTTTAATACCCAGACTTCCGGAGATAACCTCCCCGGCAAGGTAGCGAATTCTTTCTACTGATTATACTTGTCGTACAGGGCTTTTCCACCAACGGCGGTTGTGCCGGCACCTGCTGCGGCAGTGCCTACACGAGCTCTCGTGGTTGCTTTCCGTGCATCACGCAGCTGCTGGCCAATGTTATGAAGCTGTTTACCACTGGATTTGCGGGCTCTGTTTTCCAGGAAAGCGATACGTTTCTTGTTGCCAGTAAGAGCATCAGCATAATTACCCTTGGCAGCGCTTGCTTTTGCAGCCAAATTACCAGGCAATCTTTTGACAGACCGAATCATCTGCTGGATAGGGGCAGCTTCTTTCTTGAAATCTTCCTCAGAAATATCCCCCGCCTCTTTGGCCATACTAAGTTCACCCAAAGCAGCCATAGCCGCGGTGACGTTAACCTCATCTTTATCAGAAGCCTCAACCACCATGCCCTCTCCTGTTCCTTCTGCTTCAGCAGCAGCCAGGGCAGCCGCCTCTTCATCGGTCATCCCCTCTCCGCCTTCCAGGGCATCAACCACCTCGGCGGCAACGGCCATGGCATCTTCCATGGTGTAATCTTCGGGCAGGTTTTCAGCGATCACGTCCGCGACAATGGCCAGTTCTTCATCGTTGGCAACTTTGAGAATACCCGTATCAACCAGGCCAGCCACGAATCCATTGACTTCTGCTTTTTTTACCTGTTCTGCGATCTTATCCATTGTGAAAAATCCTTATTTTGTGTAAATTACAATTAACTTCTTGGTAGTTTGTGAAAAATGAATCAGCTCCTGAAAGTGTATTTGTTCAGAAGGTCTCGTTGTTCCGTGGTAAGCTCCTGTAAAGGTTTTGCCAGAGTCTCACGCTTCCAAATGGGAGCATGCTTTTTAGCTACACGCCTGGCTTTGTTACCAATTACGCCACTGCCTAGCATTGCTGTGCCAAAAGATGCCACAGTACCCATACGGCCTGGAAGTTTCGACATGAAACGCTGACCTCTGGTTGCAGCACTCGTAGCTTTTGGTACAAATCTGGATAATGCCGAAGTCACCTTGCCGGCCGGAGCCCGCATGGCTCTCTGCAAACCCAGAAAAGAAACACCACCCGCGGAAGACCCCGCAAGTGCTTCACCCACGGAAGCATTACCAGAGGCAACTTCCGCTGTGTTAATGGCAGTGCTAACTGGTCCTACACCGGCAACGTCTGCCTTCCAGGCCCACCCGGGGATCACTCTCCTCAAAGAACCCACAGACCACGCTGTTTTTGTAAACATATACCTCTCTCTTCACAAGTGTACTAAACATTAAAGATTGGTAGGGTTTTCACCCTATGTTAAGTATCCGATGAAAAATAATGTTTCGGATCTTTGACCATCAGCTTCAAAGCCCTGATCTCTTCAATAGACGGATCAGTTGTACTAAATGATTGCACTGCCTGAACGGCAGCCGGTACACCGTATTTTAGAATCATCTCTGTAATAACCAGGGTAAATTCCACTTTTTTTGAATCCATCAACCCCCCTCCCCTAAAGCATCATCCTGGTATTTTCTGAGCACAGAAAAAGCCAAGTCCATGAAATCTTTATAAAAAACAAGGAAATCAGACATAGTTTCTTCCACATCTTTTTCAGAAGTATGAGACTGCAGCCTGGCATACGAAGTAAGAGCGTCTACACATGTATGGTGGGCCTCACGGTATACTTCTGCGTTAAAGATAATCTTTTCCTTGAGTTCCTCAGACAACAAGCCCTGGTTATCCAAGTCTGCCAGTGCAGTCATGGCATTATCATAGGCAATGCCGGCAGCACTGAGCGTCTTATACCCCATTTCCACTCTGGACTGGTGATGTACCCCACAGCCAGCCATGGACATAACCAGCAGAATGCAGGAGATAGCTATGAAAATTCTGTGTGCCATAAAAGAGCTATTTCTGTGAATCAAGTAACCTCCTTTGACCCGATTGTACTTTGGATCAATTTCATAAAAAATTGAACTGTCTCTACCTGAGCCATTGCTTCGTGGTACTCATCTTCTGATTGGATAGAGGTATGCTCAGACACAGAACCACCTACATCATTCCATACAAAAACAGGCAGGAAAATACCATGTGCCTGTACTGGCAAAGCCATGAACCCTTCACCGGCCCAGCTGCCATCCAGGCTCCACCCAATAAACTGCCCCGGGTACCACTCCCCCAAGGGTTCACCATCAGGGTCATAGTGCTGAATCTTCTCAGTCATTATCCATCCTCTTGATTAGCTCAGAAACGAGAGCTATACCTGTTACTTCAGAGGTAGCATGCACTGTACTCTCCCGCACAACCCAGTTCCAAGCCACAGGGACCATAATCTTCATCAAAGCTGAATATGATCCGTAGAAAGAAAAAACATCATTGAGCACAGGGGATACTCGTGGGTGAAACTCATTGTAAAACAGCTCCGTTGCATTCTTAACCATGAACCCGTGGACCTGAGCCATTTTCCGCTCTGTGGGAATCAATTCCCGGCCAACCTCTGCTGCCGTTGCGACCAAATGCGGCATCTTTCGAAGCAAGTCTTCTTCAACTACAGAAACCCCAGTCTCCTCTTCAACATCAAGAACTCCTGAGCAAATATCTGAGATTACACGATCCTCGACAGCCAGATACTCCTGGTACAAACTGGTCTTACTGGTAGATGAAAAAGTGGAAAAACTTACATATGGAGCCTCTGTTTCAGTGAAAAACAAAGGGCCTGAAATTACATCAGAAGGCCCAGCCAGCAAAGACTTCCTACCCAAATCCACAAGCATCGGCATCTGAACCGCTGTGGATACAGCCTCAACCAGAGAGAGAATCTGAGTAACCATCAGAGAAATATCCGTTGCCCAACGGGGCTCATCCACATCACCCACTTCACCCTGTTTATCCACAGCAGAGAATAATCGAGCCAGTAAAGGAAATAGTTCACCGTAATAATCACTGCCACTAAACTCATAGATACGTGCTGCCAGGTTACATTTTACAGCAAAGATAAAATGGTCGAAATCTCCACCACTTATGCGCTGCTGGGCACCTGCCTCCTCACCCGCATAGAGTGGGTTACTCTCCCTAATCAGCCAAGGCTGTTTTACTTCTTCCGGCACGAGTACTCCTTGTTTTTATGTGTTCATATAAAGAATGGACATGCAATTACCTACAATTAAGTATTTTATTTGTTTCAATTCTTATTTTTTTATGGTAATAGGAGTCATTATGGGTACCTCACTAATGCTTCCGGTTCCGGATTATTTTAAAACACTGGTGAAAAACTACAGCGTAGGGGCAGACAAAAATGTTCAGTACCTTGTGATCCCTGACCATGGGGGTATTGTGCCCATGGAAGTACAAAAAAACCCGGATGGCGGATTCAGATACACATTCCATAACGCAGACGACATGTTGCTAAGGCAATGTATGGAGCTGAACACTACCTGCGTGTCCCTGGCGACTTTATTTTATTACACCCCTGATGCCCTGAGGGCCACAGTACTGCTTGCTGATAAAACATCCTGTATTATAGAATTCCACCCAGGACCCGGCATGCCTGCCAGCTATTACAAGGTACTGCACTCCAGAGTGGTGAGCACTCACACTCGGTACATTAGTCTAAGCAGAGAACACCCGATTATACCCAGATTTCACAATGCATTAAGATTTGAACGGTACCAGGATGGGCTGACCCGATCATTAAATAAAAAAGGGGTTGAAGCTCTATACGAATTATTACAGAATGAGGATAAAGTGATTTTTAACCATATATGGAGGTACGGGCCCATGAAATACTCTGACGACCAGATACTGCCTGTTGCACTGCTTGCCGCCTGGAGCAACGACCCGGAAGCTCAATTTGGTATGATACCGGGGTGCTTGATTTACGGAGAAGATGGGGGATATTCAAAGACTGTATTATATACTCAAGGTATGAATACTCTGCGATTGTGAACCCTGAATAGGTTCTGGAGGCCCAGACATTTGGTTAACTCCTATTTTATAGTACACCTAAATGTTTTTTAAAAAATACAATATCTCAATACAGCCAGCAAACTTCCTGATCATTCCTGGCAGCACTGCCGGCGTGTAAGAAAGTGCGTCCTATCCCTATCCGGCTAAATCCCACCTTGATAAGGGCCTTTAAAATTAAAAACCGGTCTCTGCTGCCGGAAACGAAAATATCTGAGCCTTCCCCCGTGACATGATCGCTGGCAAACGAGCCCCCTTCATGCTTGTTCCAGTAATTGCACCTGGACCCGCTGATAATGTCGAATTTTACCCCCCGATGGTCCACCATTTTCCTTGCTTTGAAAAGCAGGTCCATGTGCTCTTTGGTCATGTTCTGCAATCCGCATTTATGGGTGCAGTTGCATTCGAATTCATGTGGTTTGAAAAACGGGAGGTAATCGTCCCAGTTTATATGCTGAATATGGGTTTCCATAAGCTCCTTACAGTGTTACGCTGTTTTTGCGTTCACAATCTTTGTCACACGAGTCAGGGTTTAAACAGAATCGGGCCCTTTCAATCACTTTATCCACGCACAGATGCTGAAACAGGCCACACTGAGTAAGCTCAGGATTCACCAGAATACACTGGGTAAACGAGTCCTCATAGATTACAGAAGACTGCTCTTCAGACATCAGAACTTCCAGCGCTGGCTGTAGTTCTTCAGTTCTTGAGGTGAGATCCCATCCAAGATTAGAGCACCCAGTATACAGACCCGTACCAGAGTAAGTTGGCTTTTTAATCACATACATAAGGGTGTACACATCATCGATGGTACCGGTTAAGAAAAAGTGTGCCGGCTCTTTCATTTCATGCATATAAGCGTCCGATGCAGCACTGGAGGCAACCAGGGTATTGGTAACCTCTTCATTCGGGTAAAACATCTGCACCACTTCTTCGTCTGTTCTACCCTGTAAAGAGCTGATACACCGCTCTTTGGACATTACACCAAAAAACCGGTTACAGTATGAGTGGTTGGCCACCGTATACTTGAAATTTTCATCTTTATGCCATTGTAAAGCGGCCAGGGCACTGGTTACCATGGACAAAATATCCATGTAGTGCTCCTTGCTGTTCAAAGCCTGGGTGTACCTTTGTTCAAGCTGCTCGTACCGGTGCCTGTCCGCTTTAATTTCATCCATAAGTGGCTGTGTAATTCTCTGAGGATTCCACAGTAATCTTAATCGTTCCACCCAGTCCTTTATCATGATGATGCTCCTCTAATTATATTGATTATGTGATTGATCGCGCCAGTAGCAGCAGCTGTCAGGACCAGGGCAAATAACAGCCATACTATTTTGTTCACTATACTCATCTGGCCGGCAAGTTTATTCACCTTATCCGCTATGGTATCCGAGCGGGTGTACAACCTCTCCACCTCAGAAAAAAGCATAGTCAAAGGTGAAAGCCCCTGTGTGCTCTGTTCGGAATCATTATCTTTATGTGGCTTAGCCATATATTCTCTTTGTTGGGTTCTTTTTTAAAAAAAATTATCGCATCGCGTTGTTGTACACGCCGGTATACAAGCCCGTCTTCTGTGCCTGGTCAGTAATTTCACGCCTACGCCTGTTGGCTGCCAGGTCCCGCATGAGATCTGCCAGGGCCACCCGGTTCCGACTATTGGCTAACCGTTTGGCATACGCAGCCTCCCCCCGCTCCCGGTTATCGACTATGCGGCGAACAAGGCCTGTTCCCAGACCGGCCGCGGTGCCAAGGGCTGCAGTACCCAGAATCGCTTTAGGATTCTTGGTAGGTGCTCCCGCAATAGACCCTGCTACCCCACCGACTAAAGCCCCGGTGCCATAAGCACGTTTCCGGGAAACTTCAGGGCGTAAAAGCCGTCTGTGTGCTTTATCCTCCAGGTATGCATACTGTGAATCCTCATCCGGAGTGTATTCCAGCCCTTCAAGGTCCTGCATGAAAGCACTGGCTGTTTTTGTGATCATATGTTGTATATCCCAGTTTTTAAAAGTTAGTATTTACCGTCTTCCCCATACCCGAATTCAGACCCGTAGGCATAACTGGCCATGGGCGAGTACCCATGAATGCTTTCTTTTTCTCCGAAAGCCGCGGCGTCTTTCAATGCAGTGCTGATGTACCTGTGGTTGAGTTTGGACAGCCATTTATTGGCAGCATTATTAAGACTGCGGGTCATCGGAGTAAATACCGCGGACGTTTCCACCTGATCCGTGGCTTTCACATGTGTAATCCCCTGGCTTTTCAATTGGTCCACCACCGGTTTGGTCAGTTCGGTGCCGGCTGTGACAGAATTCACACCTTCCGTCAGGGTCATGCCAAGAGCATCTTCCAGTTTTGTTTTTGTAGCAGAAACTTTGCCCAGGGCAGACTGGAGGGTATTGTATTCTACGATTTCGCCGCGCTTAATGGGGAAATTCGCAGGAGATTTCTCTACTTTTACTTGGTTCATCATGTTGCGGGAAAGTAATTCCAAGTGCCGGCGATCCATATCCACGCCGGTTCTTTTGTATACCTGGTACATACCTTCGGTAGCCTGAGAACGGGCAACACCAAGGTTTTGCAGCCTTGCGATGTCTCTGAGATTGACTGTGCCATCAGATAAAGGCATGCCGGGGTAAACGTCCGCGTCTTTTTCAATGCCTTCAACCAGTTTTCTCTGGGGAGGAATGTAGTAAACGTAGAACCCTTTTTGTTTAGGCACGGCTTTACCTGTTACGATATATCGCTCTGGTACTTTGCGGGTTTCTCTGACAGTGACGTTCCAGCCGCCCTGTGGAGCACGAATAACCCGGTAGATTTTTCCATAGAGTTCTGCCAGGATCTGTTTGTTGGGGTATACCTTGGGACTTTCCACGAATGTGCGGAACCCTTTTTCACCTACAAGCTCAGTACCCTGGCCTTTGGCTGTCTGGTTGCCATGTTTGGCACTCAAAGCCAGCTGAGTTACGTCCTGGCCCAGAATACCCGCCGAAATCATCCCAGCATTATCACCAACCCGGAAAGGTTTCCCGGTTGCCACCCGTAAGCCCATGCATTTTGAGCAGACACTGCCATCTTTGGCCTGGCAGGTCTCAGGGCTTCGAACCAGGATCATCTGAACCCCGGAACGTAAAAGCTCCTGTTGAACATCCGCAGTAATCAGCGTGTTCCTCTTAAACCGACCATGATCCTTGGCCAGATACCTGTCCAATATAGACTCATCCTTGGCAAACAGGGTTATCCCTGCTTTGGTCCCGCAATCATCCGAAGAAACCACACTGCTGTTGAGCAGGTTGGACATCACTTTTGACATCTCGCCCGGACTGGCTGTGGACAGCTGAACGTCCTGGTACGCTTTCCGGCCCTGTATGGCCTGTAGCCAGTTGTCCCGCACACTCAACCCTTCCGAGTAGCTGTTGCGGATCACCTGGGGGATAATCTTGCCCTTGGCATCAGTGATCACACCCGGGGTAGACCGCAGTTTCATCAGCTGGGTCTTTTTACCACCCATGCCCCCTGAGACCACCATGGAAGTGGCACTGTCCAGGCCGCCAGCAATGTCATTGTCGGAAATCTCTTTCTGCATCTGCTTAAAAATAGAGTCCCTCTCTGCTGAGTCCTTGGCCTTGCCCTGAAGCGTGTCGTATTTATCCAGGATGGCATTACGTTTCTCCTTGTTGGGGACAGCAATCTCAGCCAGGCCCATGGTCTGGGTCTCATAGGTGGCAAACTTGTTCCCCAGACGTTTGAGATGCATGACAATGGAAGGGTATCTCCCCGGGTGTCTTTGGTGGGCTTTTATGAGGAGGGCTTCGAGTGCCTTTTTATCCAAAGGCTCTGTAACGTGCAGATCCCCGGGGAGACCCTTGTTGATCAAATACTGTGCAAATGTCTGTGCCATACCTATCCTGGTTCAAAGGTTTGAGGTGGAAGTCCGTGAAGGAGGGGCACGGACTTTTCGGTTCTGCACCGGGGAACCTATCCACCATTTTTATATTTTCATACAAAGAATGGGTGTGTACGCATTGAGTTTGTAGTTCCGGACGGAAAAAAATGTGATTAAAAAATCTCTGGCAGAAATCTTTGGGTAAAACCAGCCTTGGCATGGAGGTGAATATGCATAAGTGAGCCCCAGGAAGGGGTCAAATTTTAAGTTTCAGGGTTGAGTGACTAGGACTGTATTCAGGGAGAGTTCTACGTGGAAATTAGAGGGTGTTTTGGAAGGCACTGCCCTAAAATCTTCACGAAATCAAAAAACCCCACATAGTTTGTTAAAAGTTTATGGCTGGCTGTTGCTGGCTGCCCGGATTTGGCCGATCCGGGGGGAGAAAGGATTAACGTTAATTTTAGTCAGCTACCCACAGCTAAACCATGTGGGCTTGCAAAAGCCCCACGCTGACCAGCCTTAGTGCACATGCACTACGTTACACCAGAAATAGGTACCAGCAGGTGCTTGCCAGCCTGCTGCTCTACGGTAAGTGGTTAAACAGGTCTAAGGGGTTAAGCCAGTGCTACTTACGTCAAACCTGGTGCTAACTTTGGCGAGGCAAACATTACCCTTTAACAGGGAGGTTTTACATTTGAAAGTATTTGTAATTGATACAAACAAAAAGCCTTTAGAACCGGTGCACCCGGCGGAGGCCAGACTAATGTTGAACCAGCAGAAAGCTGCTGTGTTCAGGAAGTATCCGTTCACTATTATACTGAAAGAGGCTCACTCAGAGGTGCAGCCAGAACCACTGAGAGTAAAGATTGATCCCGGTAGCAGAACAACTGGCATAGTTGTACTAAAAGACTCAGGTGAGATTGTTTTTGCTATGGAGTTGACCCACAGGGAGCAACGCATAAAAAAGCTTTTGGACTCCAGAAGAGCCAGCCGCAGGAGTAGGAGAGCTCGTAAAACCAGGTACAGAGAGCCCAGATTTGAAAACCGTTCGCGTCCGAAAGGCTGGCTGCCCCCATCTCTAAAAAGCCGTGTGCATAATATTGAGACATGGGTAAGCCGACTACAGAAATACTGCAACATCACAAGTATCTCAATGGAGCTGGTAAGGTTTGATACTCAACTTATGCAGGACCCAGAGATATCAGGTGTGCAGTACCAGCAGGGAGTACTTGCCGGCTACGAAGTGCGCGAGTACCTGTTAAAAAAATGGGGCAGAACATGTGCTTATTGTGGGGAAACAAATGTTCCATTGGAAATTGAGCACATAGTGCCGAGGTCCAGAGGTGGGTCTGACAGGGTGAGCAATCTCACATTGGCCTGCAATAGGTGTAACCAGTTGAAGAACAACCAGCCGGTTGAGCAGTTTCTGCAGAACAAACCTGAGCTTCTGGCCAAAATATTAAGAAAGGCTAAAGCACCATTAAAAGAAGCAGCAGCTGTAAACGCTACACGCTGGCACCTGTATCATAGGCTGATGAAGTATGGTTACCCAGTTGAAGTAGGGTCCGGAGGCTTAACCAAGTTCAATCGAACCACCAGAGATTTACCCAAAACACACTGGCTAGATGCTGCCTGTGTTGGCAGAAGCACACCCGACACAGTATTCCAGGTGCATAAGCAAGTTTTACAGGTGCAGGCCATGGGACATGGCAGCAGGCAGATGTGCCGGTCTGACAAGTATGGATTTCCACGTACTGGATCAAAATCTACAGTTAAAAAAGTGCACGGTTTCCAAACTGGAGACATAGTACAAGCTGTTGTAACAACTGGTAAGAAAATTGGTTGTTACGTTGGTAGAGTTGCCGTTAGGGCAAGCGGGAGTTTCAATATTAAAACCAGGGCCGAGATTGTACAGGGGGTTGGCTGGAGGTGTTGCAGACTTCTACATGCAGCTGATGGATACACATATGGACACTAAATTTAATGGCCGTGGCCTGCTAAAGCAGAACTCATACCCCAAACCTGAAGGGTTTGGTTCCACGACCTAAAAGCAATATCATGAAAGGATTACCAGAAGATGTTCTTTTTTGACAAAGCGACCCACCCGGACAGGGTGGCAGAGGAGCTGATTACAGCCCTTCAACAGAAAAACAGGTACTTTGCCGTTTCCATGAAAGAATGGACCATGTTCCAGGTGAAAATGGGTGTGCTGGACAGCATGCACAGCAAAGAGAAGTTTGCCAAAAGGTTCTTTATGAAAATATTCGAGCATGGAAAGCTGCTCAATGAGCTTGGTGGGGCCGCAAAGGGGTCCACGGTATTCGCAGCACCCACCTGGTACAGGTACCAGAAAAAATACCGGGAAAAGGATTACCCGACGCTCAGATCTCCCTGGGTTGAGAATATGATAGACGGTATCGGGAAAATAGGGGGAAATACCCTGGTAAACTTCTGGGAGGATGTCCTCAAGGAAGATACCTGGATTATGAAGGGTGCCGCCAGAATGCTGATACTCGTGGAGAAGTATGTACCGGGGAGGGGTACCAAACTATACCACCAGTTGTTCGTGGTGCCGGAAACCAAGTACCTGGTGTATGGCGTGCCGGCTGTTATGTATAAAGACCCCTGGTACCCGAAGAGTAAGTATTGCAATACAGACTCTGTCAAGAAAGAAGTCTCCCGTATTACAAACACAGCCATCTTTACGGGGGGTATAACCCTGGATGCTGTCATTGAAAATTCCAAGAAACTCATGAACAATGAGCAGAAGGGGGTACGCATCCTCGGGTACAAATCTGTGGATTACATGGGTATTGAGGACGATGTGGAACGCCATAAAATCACACTGGAGAATCAGATGCCTGTGTAACCCGTTACCAGAAATGTGTTGGGCCAGAGACCGGTGTCAGAAATGGCACCGGTTTTTTGTTTGTAAAAATATCGGTAAGATCTATGGAAATTCAGTGATATTTTTTTAGCATATCCTTGTGTATTGGGGTTTTACAGAGGTATTACTTAAGTGCTTAAAGGGAGGAAAAGCCAAAGAATACGTCCCTGTGGGTAAAAACCCTTATGGGTGAAATGGCAGGTATGGAGTGTGGTTTCAAAGATTATGGATGTAGTAAGGGGGGTATGCGATTAAAAAATATTGAGTTGGTCCAATACCAAACGTGAAATGAACGAGTGTAAAAGATGGATTTTATTACGTATCTTTGCACTATCACATCCCTGAAAAGGGCTTAAAAACCATTTCTTAAGATCTTAGAGGGCTTAGAAAGCTTTTGATGAATTTTTACATAGCCAGGCACGGAATTTGAAAGGGAAGATCTACATAAGAGAATGTGATATTTGGTGAAAACCTCAAAATAAAGATCATATTTTGAGGTTTTCACCAGTGGGTTTTTTTAGATTTGCGAGAGGGTCTGTTTGTAAAATTTTACTATTTTGGGGGAGTAAGTAGAGCCAATCTGTTTAAGAATCAAATGGTTAGGGGAATTTGGGAAATAGGGCCGCTAAGATCTAAAGAGAGAGGTATCTTCAATAAAAATAGGAGGTTGCATCAGAATATGTCAATACCTACGAAAACTATCACCAGTACTTTGGGTTGCAAGAACAGATTAAAAAAATGAGAGGAGGGTGAGATGCCCGGGTGGTGGGGTTCCAGATAGGGGGTGGGGGTATGCTGAATTTTAAAACACTTTTAGGTCATTTTTTGAGGCTTTTTCTGGGAAAAGGCCACAGCCTGGCGGATTTACTGGAGGACTATCACTGGATCTTTTTTAATCAATTCTTAAGATGTGAAATTTGGCTTTTCAAATTCTTATCTTAAGATGTGATAAAGCTTTGATATTAAAAGGGATATGGTAGCTTTAATGCTTCGTGAATCAGGGGGTACTCAAAAAAGGCGGTAAAAGCTTTCTTAAGATCTTAGCGACCCCTACCAAAACCCTTGCTATGCCTGGCTAAGTTTTTTTCTTAAGTTCTCACCGATTTTTGGCCAAAAATCATAGACTATAAACGCGTAAGGGACTTTAGAAGAATATGTGATGTACTACGTCCTCTTAGGGTATTATTATATAAAAAATCATTTTAATATACATAATATATACTAACCCTCTTAAACCTACTTAGATATATAGGGCCCTAGGGGGATCCCCAGTAATAGTCTATGTGTTTGGGCTAAAAATCGCTGAGATCTTAAGAAAGAATTACAGCCAGTGCTGATGTGGGTTTCAAGCCTGTTTTAAGGTCACTGCTAACTTCTTAAGATAAGAATTGGCACAAGGGGTGGCTCGTTCTTACTTAAAATTCCAAATACCAAATACTTTAAAGCATTAGATACCAAGGGTTTTACACTTTTACAGTTATTTTCTCAAATTCTTAGTCTTACACTTTTTAAGAAAAGAATTTTCAAGGGGTGGTGAGAGTGTATTTACCTACAGCTCACCATGGCATATCCACGTTTTCCCCCTGTCAAATCAGGCAGTTACTCTTTAGAGTCAGCCCAGCAGCACTATCACCATTTTTTCGCTATGATCTTAAGATATGAATTTTTTGCGTGTGAAACAAAAATCGTTTCACAAATCCAAAAAACCAGAAAAAATCGCTAAGATCTACTGAAGCCCTTGGGGGTTAACGGTCTTGAAAGGTCTAAATCTTATACCAATCGTACTTTTGCTGTAGATGTGATCGACCCTCCAGGAACATCACATTTTTACACAGCTATACCACAGCTATTTTATGGCTAAAAACGACATTTCTGTAGATGTGCTCGATTTTGGAGTTTTACTACCAAATTCTACTTACTTTTTCCTTAAATTTGAACAAATTAATGAAATCCCCGTCCCTGTTGCATTCTCAAGGATTTAAAGTTTCAGTAGATGTGCAAGTGCCTATCCAGTGTCTGCACGGGTTTTCAGCCACTCTTTAAACAGGCAACCAAAATCAGTAAAAAACCACCGTCATATATTCCGTGAAATCTCAAAAAATCGATCATTTCACATGGTTCTAACACACTTTTACAGAATATTCCATTTTTTACCTCGCTATCATCTACTGTTGAAGGTAAACTGAATCCAATTCTTATAAATGAATCCAATTCATGCAACCACCAAGAGCTGCATAACTACGTTATTAGTTAAACCTAACTTTATCGCTAAGATCTACCGAAGCCCCTTTTGCCCTCCGGCACATCCCAACTCAAAAGTTTTCTGTAGATCTTCCCGATCTTCGAAAATGCAATACCACACTCTCTGTTTACTTCGCACATATTTTACTTATCTAATCTTAAAGTGCACACCACATAAAACTGTCGTTTAGAAACGACATTCTCCCTTAAAAGTCTCGAAAACCCTTTACCGGAAAACCAGCAGCCCGTGCCCTTTTCAGAAAATCCTAATTCAGTATCACTACTACTAAGCGCAAAAACCCTCTCCAGGCAAGCCTTTAACCCTGGTGATAGTATTTTGCCCTATTTTGCCCTGTTTTACCAATCGATTTTTACACTTCTACAGTCGTAATTTTTCCAAGATTTCACCAATATTTTATAAAGTTAGCCTCACCTCACAAATAGTTAGGTACAACAAACAGAGAAATTAGCCACACCTTACTAAAAATTTTACCCAAAACCTCAAATACCCAAAACTCTACCCTATTATATGCTCCCAAACCTTTAAAAATCGGATATTTTATAAAAAATGCACAAACTAGCCACTTTTCGTTGAAACCCACTCTTCACAAATTCAAAAAACCGCACATTTCTTGTTAGAAGAGATCGATTAAGGGTTTTTATTGATTGATCATTGGTCCCGGGACGTCCCCGACCAACCTTTTAACCATGCCGGCCACATGAACGCCGGCGACCATTTATTTAAGGAGGCCATAATGGCACTTTCGAAAGTCAGATTCGCAGCATCCCCGTCCTCAACCCCCGAAACCCGTTACATCCAGGACGGCCTGTCCGTGGGTGAATACCTCGAAGAGGTTGAAGGCATTACCAGCTTGAGCAACGTGACCGTCGAGGTTAATGGCGAGGCCGCCAACCTGAATGCCGCCGTCGAAGACGGCGACACAATCACCCTGGCCCAGAAAAAGACTGCGTCCGGCTGCGTTTAACGCCTGCCGGTGCCAGAACTTTTACCTGACGCCTCTGAGCCCTCGCCGGGTGGAGTAATGCAGAAAAATGATAAGTGCCTCACTCCGCCCTGGCCCGCTTTCCGGATGCTTTGCTCCTATACTGTGGAGCTATTTTCCCGGAATTTAAGGCTCTAGTAATCCCGGGAATGCCTATCAGGTGTTCCCGGGATTTTTTTTAACCCCTACAAAGGAGATTTACCTCAAATGCTCTTAGATTTTGCCCCATCCACCGACCAGGAATCGGCATTGGAGTATGGGCTGCAGCACGACCCCAAGTATTCACCCGGGAGCAGCCTGACTCATCTGTTATTACACTCGGAGTGGGATATGCTAAAGGCTACCCGTGAAACTATCGGGTTATCCATACTGCAGCTCCTATCCTCAAGATTGAAGCCTGCTCTGCCTCCCAAAGAATTCGTCCAGGAGACCTTCGACACCCTGCTCCCCACCATTACCTATGGTATAGGTACAACCCGCCTTGCATGCTCTGAGTCTGAATTGGCCTATACGAACTTCTCTTCAGAGTTTGATAAATTGGAAAAAACACCCGTTTATGAATGTATTCTCAACTACATTCAAACCATATTGAGGATGGAAGCCCATCGAAAAGTTTTAAAGTACCGGGCTATGAAGGACAAGGAAACTTCTGATTTAATTTCAGGTACTCAATTTGCTGAGTCCCTGGCTGATACAGCCCTGCATTCCAGGAACGATTTAAACTTGCATATCCGGCAGCTTGTACTTTTTACAACACTGCACCAAAAAAACAACTACACCCTCGGCCACATGGGGATCTTCTTTCAATGGGTAGACACCTCTTTGTCCTGTAAAAACTACCAGGCCAGCATATTTGAGTCTAAAGACCCAGGGTACTTTATATTCCATATCCGGGAATTCTATAAGTACGTTCTGTTGTCAAGAATATACAATCTGGAAACATTCTGCTCTATTGCAGATCAGCTGTTCCCGTCTGATGAAGATAAGCTGGGTGCTGATGTCAATGCATTTTTCTGTATAGACATTATGGCAAGGATATTATCCGTACCTGACCCAGAACTGTCAGCCCGGGAATCTTTTGCCACCATGTATGCTTTCGCCGTATCCGCAGTGCACCGGATGCTCAATCTGGTATATTCTTTTGCACCAGCGGTACGAAACCATTACACCGATGTTTTCAACCGTTCAAGTTTCCCACCCAAAACAAGGATGTCCGAAGTTCTTTTTAATAAAGTTCATATTTTAACCGATACCAGCAACCATCTCCCAATTTTCATTGAATCTCACATCCGGGAGTGCTTGAAAGAAAAGAAAACATCGGTATCATATTTGCAAAAAGAAACTCCGGAAATGTTAGGAGAGTTCAAACCCTTTATTTTCGAGGATTGTGTCTCAGAATTTGCAAGCCCTGGTATAAGCTTTCAAGGTCAGGGTACCCGGTTATGGGGGTATGATGCTTTAACTAAGTACGCACGGCTGAAGAATGATAATGTTTTACGGAATTTCCCGGAGATACTGGGGGTAATTACATTGATGCATCCGGCAAAACCTGCCCTGCCGTTCTTTATCAAGCATGCGTCCCCCCTGACTCTGGATATTTGCTTTCCAGCAGATAAAAACACCACAAATTTTATACTGGACTCTTACGGGGTAAAGAAAAACGATTACCTGATTCAGTACCCTGTGGAGATTGACGCTGTTTTATCGTTGTCCACAGAGATTGGGCAGGGTTTGCTATCTCAGTGCTTGACACACACAATTGGCTCCAAAGGGTCTGCACCTTCTCACTGGGTGATAGATACTTATCCACATGTACTGACATTCGCAGCATCCAGGATGGAGTCTATATACTCTATCCTGGATACTGA